CCTGCCGGAGAATGAGCGCGCGCAGATCTTGGCGCAGTTCACTGAAAAAGAGGCCGAGGCCCTTCTTTACGATTGGCGGGGGTTTTTGGCGAGGCCGGATCAAATCGCGCCTGATGGCGATTGGGACATTTGGCTATGTCTGGCCGGTCGCGGATGGGGCAAGACGCGAACAGGTGCCGAGTGGGTTAAAGAGCAGGTAGAGGCTAATACGGCGGGAAGGATTGCGCTTATCGCAGAAACTGCCGCAGACGCCCGCGACGTGATGGTCGGAGAGATCCTGCGCATCTTTCCCAGGCTCGACCGCCCGACCTACACCAAGTCCAACCGGTGCGTGACATTCGAGAATGGGGCGAAGGCGTTCACCTATAACGCGGTTGAGCCTGACCAGCTTCGAGGTCCGCAGCATGACGCTGCATGGCTCGACGAATTGGCAAAGTGGAAGTACGCGAGGGAAACATTTGACCAAGCGCAATTCGGTTTGCGTATGGGTGACCATCCGAGACAGATAATCACTACGACGCCAAGACCGATTGAGTTGATCAAGTCGATTGTCTCGGGTGGCGAGGGCAAGGTGCATGTCACGCGGGGCAGCACAATGGACAATCGCGCCAACCTTGCAGCGTCATTCATGGATCGCATCCAGCGTAAATACGCAGGCACGCGATTGGGGCGGCAGGAGCTTAACGCAGAGATCCTTGGCGATCTGCCCGGTGCCCTTTGGCGGCAATCAACGCTTGACACATATCGAGTCTCAGATGCCAAGGAAATCGGGCGCACCGTTGTTGCCATCGACCCGGCAGTAACAAATACAGAGGACAGCGACGAGCACGGCATTTGCGTGGCTGGCATTGGCCCGGACCAAACTGGGTATCTCCTAGAAGATGCCAGCATGAGCGGAAGCCCAAACGAATGGGCCGCCGCAGCGATTGCGAAGTCCAAGGAATACGGCGCTGACGGTGTTGTTGTCGAGGTAAACCAGGGCGGGGATATGGTGGCGCACGTGTTACGAACCATCGCCCCAGCGCTGAATATTATCGAGGTCAGGGCGTCACGCGGCAAGCATGTCAGGGCAGAGCCGATTGCTTCGCTTTATGAGCAGGGCCGCATCCGGCACGTGGGGCAGTTCCCAGAGCTTGAGGGCCAAATGACACAAATGACAACGCAAGGTTACGAAGGCGACGGCAGCCCAGACCGCGTTGATGCCATGGTTTGGGCCATGAGCGAACTATTTGCAGACATGATCGAACCGCTACCGGATGCTTCTGTGCATCACCGGCGTCTCAATCGTGGGGGCGGGGGATGGCTAGGCGCATGAAAAACGACGAATTGATTAAGCTTGCCCGCACCAGGTTGTCCGACGCTTTGGACGCGGATAGAACAAACCGAGAGCTTGCCGCCAATGATCTGGAGAACCTGGTAGGCGACGGCCAATGGCCGGATGACGTTCGCACGCAAAGGGAGGCTGATAGCCGCCCGTGCCTGACAATCAACCGCCTGCCGCAGTTTGTGCGCCAAGTGACAGGCGATATTCGCAAGATAAATCCGGCGATCAATGTCACGCCGGGCGATACAGGTGCCTCAAAGGAAGTCGCGGAAGTCATAGAGGGGCTTATCCGCCAGATCGAATACAGGTCTGACGCGTCGTCGGTTTATGAAACAGCCGCCGAGGGTGCCGCGCAATGCGGCATGGGATATTGGCGCATCCGGGCCGATTGGGAATCGGATGATGGATTTGACCAAGAAGTCTTGGTTGATCGCATCCATAACCCGTTTTCGGTTTACTTTGATCCAACAGCAAAAGACCCGACGCGCAAGGACGCCGAGTTTGTGTTCATCACCGAGGCGATGGGCGAGGAAGATTTCGAGGACGCCTATCCCAATGCGGTGATGGTGGATGTTGAGTCCGATAGCGACGTGGACGGCATTGAGAATTGGCGCGACAAACAATCTGTTATCGTGGCCGAATACATCTACCGCGATTATGACGATGTAGAAATCGGGCTTATGCAGGACGGCACCGTTGTCGAGAACCCATCGCCGCCCATGAATTTCGTCAGAACCCGCAAGGTTCAGCGCCAGAAAATCATGTGGTGCAAGGTCACTGGCAAAGAGGTGCTGGAAGGCCCGACTGCCCTGCCCGGCAAGCATATCCCGGTTATCGCGGTTATGGGTGAGGAAATTTGCGTGGGCAAGGAAACCCGGCGCAGTTCGGTCATCCGCTATGCTAAAGACCCGCAACGGCTTTATAACTACTGGCGATCTGCGCAGACTGAATTGGTAGCGCTGCAACCCAAGGCCCCGTATTTGGTGACGCCGAAACAGGTGCAGGGCTTCGAGAGTTTATGGCAGGCCGCGAACAACAGCAACGAGCCTTATCTGCCATATAACCCGGATGAAAAGGCCCAGGGTGCGCCACAGCGCGCGACGCCGCCGGTTGCCTCGTCTGGCATGATGCAGGAGGTGCTGACAGCCGCCGAGGACATGAAGGGCACGACCGGCATTTACGACGCCGGGCTTGGAAGTGCAGGCAACGAGAAATCGGGCATTGCCATTCAGCGTCGGCAGGTCGAGAGCGATATTTCGACTTCGATTTATTCTGACAACATGGCAAAGGCCATTGCGCAGGGCGGCAGGGTTATCGTGTCAATGATCCCAGATGTTTATGACACAAACAGGGTTATTCAGATTCTAGGCAAGGACAGCACGCCGCAACAGGTCATGGTTAATGGCGTGCAAATGTCGCAAAATGGTGTTGTCCCGGTTAATGACATAAGAATTGGCCGCTATGACGTGCGAGTTGCGGTTGGGCCGAATTACACCACCAAGCGGCAGGAAACTGCGGAGAGCATGATTGACTTTGTGCGCGCGTTCCCGCCTGCCGCTGGCGTGACCGCCGATCTTGTCGCGCAGAACATGGACTGGCCCGGCGCGGACCAGTTTGCAGACAGGTTGAAGAAACTCTTGCCGCCCGGCGTTGCGGAAAGCGATGAACCGCCGTCGCCGCAAGAGCAGCAGGCTATGCAACAACAACAGGCAATGCAGCAGGCGCAAATGCAGATGCAGATGGCGCAAGAGCAAGCAAAAACGGAACAGGAAGTTGCGGGCGCGAAAGAAGCGCAGGCGGATGCCGAAAAAGCCCAGCTCGATGTTGCGGAGAAATCTTTGGAATTGGCCATCAAGAACGGCCAGCTAGACGCGGCGATCCAACAGGCGGTCGCTCGTGCGCTTCATAGCGCGATGGGGCAGCAAGCCCCCCAACCGGTCTTAACGCGGACCTTTTAAACAGGCAGAAAAATGGAAGAAGAGCAAACCCTCGCCCCTGCGGTGGCGAGTGATGATGACGTGACGGAAAACGAAACCATCACGCAAACCGAAGAAGTGTCAGACGAGACGCAAGAAACGGAAGGGCAGGAAGAAGGCCAGCCCGCCTCGGAGTCGGAAGGTGAAGAGGAAACAGTCAGCCCCGCAAAGGCCCGCCGCGAACGGCGCAGGGCCGAGGTGCGACGGTTAAAAGATAGTGAAGCGCAGGCGCAAAAGGAATTGGCCGAAACGAAGGTCAAACTTGAACGCTTGCAGCAAGTTGCGCAAGAATCGCAGCCCCCCAAGCAAGAGGATTACGCCAATTACGATGACTTCCTGGCGGCAAAAACGGCCCATCATAGCCTTGCCGCCATCGACAACCGCCAAAAGCGTGAGTTGGAAATGGAAGCGGAGCGGAAAGCGGCTGAAATCAGCAGTATCTCCGAGCAGGAACAGCGGGAAATGGCCCAAAATTGGGCCGACCAAGCTGGCGAGGCACGGAGCAAATACACCGATTTCGACACCGTTGTAACCGCCGAAGATTTGTCAATTACGCCCTCTATGGCCCGCGTGATTGCCTCGTCCGACCTTGGCGCAGACATCGCTTATCACCTTGGGACAAACAAAGCGGAAGCGGCGCGGATTGCGCAAATGAGTGACCTTGAAATGGCGCGGAACCTAGGGGCAATCGAGGCCCGTCTATCCATGCCGAAGGTCAAAACCCAAACTACTGCCCCCGATCCGGTTACACCCGTGCGCCCGAAGGCCACGGCGACCAAAGACCCGTCCAAGATGACCCCGAAGGAATACCGGGCTTGGCGGGAAAACGGCGGCAGCTTCTAAGGAGCCAAGTAAATGGCAAACACCTTTCTGACGCCCTCTGTGTTCGCACAGGAGGGCCTAATGCAGCTTGAGAATGAGCTTATTCTAGGCAACAAGGTCAACACGGACTACTCGAAAGAGTATGCGATGGTCGGCGACACGGTTAGCATCCGCCGCCCTACGCAATACCTCGGGCAAGAAGATGACCTTGATGTGTCGTCCTACCGTGAGGATATCGTGCAGGGCAAAACCACTGTGACGATGAACAAGACAGTCTCGATTCCGGTGGATATCGGCGCAATCGACGCCACGCTTTCATTTGACCGTGTGCAGGAGGATATTATCCGCCCCGCCGTCATTCGGATGCGCGACAAGATTGAAACCGAGTTGGCGTCGCTTTACACCAGCGCCTATTGGTTCGACGGCACCCCAGGCACGGTCCCGGCGACGTTCAAGGCCCTTGGTGGCGTTGGCGCGATCATGACGGATGCGGCAGTGCCGCAGGCTGATCGGTTCGCTGTCCACGGCACCGAGGCGGCGCTTGAACTGGCCGATGGACTCAAGGGCGTTTATGTCCAGGACAAGGCCAAGTCAGCATTCGAGGAAGCCAAAATAGGGCGTTACGCAGGTTTCGACAACTTCGAGAGCGTCCACACGCCAACCCACACCGTTGGCGTTGCAACCGGCACCCCGCTGGTCAATGGCGGCACTCAGGCTGTGACTTATCTGGCATCCAAGGACACTTGGTCCCAGACCCTGAACACCGATGGATGGACCAATTCCACCACCGGCATTCTGAAAGCGGGCGATATTATCACTATCGCAGGTGTTTTCGCGGTCAACCCGATCTCGAAGCAGAGCACTGGCCGCTTGCAGACGTTCACCGTTCTGGCCGATGCCGATTCCGGCGCGACCACTGGCCCGGCTGCTTTGACCGTATCGCCCCCGATGATCACCTCGGGCGCGTATCAGACTGTGACGGCACAACCTGCCGACAACGCGGCAATCACGGTCAAGACCGGCACTGGCGGCACCGGCTACAAGCAATCGCTGCTGATGCACCCGAAGGCGTTTTCGCTGGTTACTCGCCCGCTGAAAATCGCCTCTGGCTCTGGTGTCAAAACCAGCACCAAATCGGGCAACAAGGTCACCATTTCGGCCACTGAGTATGTCAACGGCGACACGCTGGCGCACACCATGCGCTTTGACATGCTTTTCGGGGTAAAATGCACCGATCCGCGCCTTGTGGCTCGATTGACCAGCTAATCAACAACGGGCGGGGCTTAACGGCCCCGCCTACTCAAACAGAGGTGTGCCATGGCGACCGTCCGCGAAATCATATCCCGCTCGATGCGCAAGATCGGCCTTATCGGTCCTCGGGAAGAAGCCGAGGCGGAAGAAATGGCCGAGGCTCTGGACGCACTCAACGCGATGTTTCATGGGTGGAAACTGCGCGGCGTTGACCTGACGCACACAGATGTAACACTGAATGACACATTCCCGCTTGGGCAGGAATACGAGGAAGGAACTGTTTTCCTACTCGCGGCGCGGATCTCTCCTGATTACGAGATTCCAGCGCGGTTTGATGCGGACGACTGGTTCCGCACGTTCCAGGCGGCATATTTCGCAACAAATGAGGCAACAATCGCGCCGGGCCTGTTGAATATGCCCTCACAACGCACGTGGTTTAGCTAATGGTAAGCCTGACTTTCGCCGGGCAATCCGCGCGCGACCAGGATAACGAGCAGGGCAATTCAGGGCGGCTAATTAACTGTTACCGTGAGCCATTGCCGCCGGGCGGTAAGTCAACCCATGCGATCAAGTCTGTCCTTGGCATGACCGAGTTTGTTACCCTGCCAGATTTGCATGTACGCGACATGACATTTCTCGGCAGCTCGTTTTATGTTCTGGTAAGCGATACGCTCTACAGCATTGGTCAAGCGGGCACGGCAACGGCACTGGGAACCACTGTAAGCGCAGAGGGCGCGCAGATATTCGGCAACAAGACTCTAGCAAATCAAAATGTCTGTGTCGTCTCCGATGGCAGGTATTTTGTCTGGGATGGGTCTACCATGAGTGAGCCGACTTCTGGCGCGTTTTCAGCATTTGGTTCTGGCGACTTTCTCAGCGGTTATGTCCTGCTAACTGAGGAGGACGGGCAGAGGCTACAATGGTCTGACTTGGCAGATCCCACGTCATTGCCGGGGCTTAACTTCGCAACGATGGAAGGGCGAGACGATAACAACCTGCGCGTTATGGCGATTGGCGGGCGCGCTTGGATCATGAAGGAACGGTCTATTGAGGTCTGGTATCCGACTGGGCAGGCCGGTGCCAACGCATTCGCGCGGATGACGGGCGCGGTCTATGACATCGGTCTGAAATCCAAACGCCTTGCGGCCAAGTTCAACGGCGGCGCGTTCTTTGTTGGGTCTGATGGCATTGTTTACCTTACCGATGGTGCCACAAGGCAACCAATATCAAGTTCTGCCGTTGAAACGGCAATCCGGTATTCAGACCCGACAACATGTTTCAGCTATACCGACGAGGGGCACAAGTTCTGCGTCATCAAGTTCAGCGACCGCCCGGCATGGTGCTATGACATCGCAACCGGTGAGTGGCACGAGCGGGCCAATGGCTTTGGGAATGATTTATGGAATGCTGAGGCCAGCGCAAAGGCTTGGGGCGATTGGTATGTCGGCAGCATTACCGGCAAGATCGACAAGCTATCCCGCACGAACGAGGATAACGGGGCGGCAATGGTTCGCCGCATTGTGTCAAGCACGCTTTACAATGAGGGCAAGCGGTTCCGCATTCCAAAATTGGAATTTACGGGGCGTGTCGGGCGGTTCGACCAGTCAAGTTTCACGACCTACGTTGATACAATTATGGATCGCGAGGATGGCACCCCAATTCCGTATGAATATGACGCTCTTGTTCTGGAAGATGCGGATTATTGGGAAATCAACGGGGAATACACCCGAGAGCCGCAAATCATGGTTCGACTAAGCAAGGATAACGGCCAGACGTGGGGGCCAGAGCGGACCCGCGATATAGGCCGTCAAGGTGAATATCGGCAAAGGATCGTTCTGCGGTCACTTGGGCAGTTCCGACAGGCGACGGCAGAGGTAACCACATCAGATCCCATTGATTTCACGATGGACGCAAACGCAAACTTGGAAATAGTATGACAGTCGAGCTGAAAGACCCGCTTTCGGGCCAGCCCATAATCGACCCCAAAACCGGCGCGCTGACACTGGACGGTCTGGAACTGTTGCAACGCCTTGTGGCCGCGTTGCGGGATCACGAAGCCCGGATAGTAACGCTAGAGCCGTGAAAATCACAGTTGATGAAGCGCGGGAATACCTGCGCCACAAGTCGCAGCAGATAATGGGTGCGACGCCTGAAAACCTGCCCTCAGACGGGGTTAAATATTACGCGCATGGGCCGGTTTGTGGAATGTTTCATCGCACGTTCTGGCCGGGCGTTTGGATGGCGCATTACGCGGTAAAGCCAGAGGGTTGGGGGTTTCTAACAACCCCGGCGCGGGCCGTTTTGAATGAATTTTGGGAGGCCGAAGGGCCTGAACGTATCATCGGGTGGACGCCCGAAAGCAACCGTGCAGCGATGGCATTCGCGCGCCGCCTTGGCTTTGTCGAGGATGGCCGGATGCCCCTGCCAGGTGGTGCAATCATCATGCAAGGGTGGGCGAAGTAATGGGCATTGGCGCAGTAGTTGGGGGCATTATTCAGGGCCGAGCGGCCAGCAGAGCCGCAAGGGCGCAACAGGCGACAGCGAACCGGCAGATTGATCTTCAAGAACGAATTTATGAAGAAGACCTTGGCCGGTTTGACCCGTATCTTGAAAACAACACAAACGCCCTTGCTGCACTGATGTTTGATCTAGGCATCGGCGATGCCCCGACAATCGGTGGAACGCCGGTCGATGTTACGGAAATTCCCGGCGGCGGGCGCTATGAATCGTTTATGACCGAGCGGATGAACGACGCCGGGGAGGGCGGGAGAAGCATTCCGGGCCAGCGATGGGTTGGCGGCGCGGCAACGCGATACCAAGCGGGCGATCAGATATTTGACACGCGCGAGGAAGCCGAGTCATACGCTAACGCGAACCGAACTGGCGGCACCGTTTACCAAGGCTATCAGGCCAGCCCTGACAATCTGTTCAGAATCCAGCAGGGCATAGCGGGCGTTGATGCAAGCGCGGCGGCGCGCGGTGGTCTTAATTCTGGCGCAACGATTCAGGCAGCAAACGACCGGGCAATTGATATTGCCAGCCTTGGCCGCGATAACTACCTCAACCGGCTTTCCGGCCTGGTTTCAAGCGGCCAAAACGCGGCGGGCCAAGGCGCGGCGGCGGGTCAGAACTACGCAAACGGGGCAAGCACTGCGTTGGCAAATCTCGGCAACGCGCAGGCGGCTGGTGCCATCGGGCAGGGTAATGCCATTACGGGCACGATTAACAACCTGACCGGCCTATACCAGTATCAGAACCTGCAAAACGGCAATCAGGGCGGGCAGGCTGGCGGATGGCTCGGTGACATTGCTTTTGGGGGCGGCGGCAACTGGCTCGGGGGCTGGTGATATGACAACTGACGCTTGGGATTGGTCTCCATATCTATCAGGCGGTGGAACCCGCGCCGACGCGATGTCGGGGCTTGACGCGCCGTTTGTTGGCGCATTGCAGCGATTGTTCTCGGAAGCCCCGCCCGAGATACAGGCGCAATTGCGTGTCAACTCCGCGTATCGTTCCCCGGAACTGCAAGCGCAGCTTTTCGATGACGCCATTCAGCGATATGGGTCTGAAAGCGCGGCGCGGCAGTGGGTGGCACCGCCTGGCAATTCCAGACACAACGCGGGCCGGGCGGCTGACCTCGGGTTTCTCAACGGCGCGGCGCGGGAATACGTCCATGCGAACGCAGGCCGATACGGTATGCAGTTCCCGATGGATTGGGAACCGTGGCACATCGAACTAGCGGGCGCAGGGGGCGGCAGAGTGCCGCTTGATGACGGATCACCGCCCAACCCGCAGCAGAACGCCCTGACTGCGGTTTCTGAGTCCCCACAGGGACAGCAGACCAACCAGCTTGCGCAGTTCCTCGCAGCGCGGCCACGGATTAATCAATTGAACGTCGCTGATTTTATGACGCGGCCAAACCAGAACCAGAACTTTTTGAGCATGATGCCGGGGGCATACTGATGGCAGTAATGGATTCACGGATCATTCTGGCGGGACAGCCGGTAAACTCCTTGGGTGCGCTTGCGGCGGGAACGCAGCTTGCGGCACAAACGAATGCGGTGCGCGACCAGAACAATTTGCGCGACCTTTATCAGACGCAGGGGCCGGGGATATTGGCGGGCGATGCCTCGTCCCTAAATGCGCTGGCCGGTCTTGATCCCATGGCGGCATTGGATGTTAGAAATGTGCAGGACCAGCGGGCGGAGCGGCAGGAGCGTCTGCGAATGGCTCGGGCGGCCGGTGCGCGGGCAGCGGCAAGCGCAGCGGCGTCTCAATCTCGGGCAGAGCGGGACGCGCAGGAGGCGGAAATCCGGCGCGGTTTAGGTGCCGCTCGAACTGCCGGTTCTGCGGCTGAGTGGGATGCCATCGCAACGCAATTCGGGGCCGATGAACTTGTCGGCCAATTCGATCAGCGCGACGCTGTTATATCCTTCTATGAGGGTTACACAGAGCCGTCAGCGCCTTCTTACCGCGAGTTCGATGGCAACCTGTATACCGAAACGCCAACTGGCCTTGACCTTGCGATGTCGGGACAGCCTGATACGCCGACTTATTCAATTATGTCGCCGGAAGAAGTCGCCGCTATCCCCGGCCTTGATCCCAGCCGAACATATCAGCGCAACGCTAACGGCCAGATAACCCCAGTTGGCGGCGCGCCACAGCAGACATCGGTCTACGACGAAAACGGAAACCTGATTTTCTCGCAGGGCGCACCTAATGCAGGAACTGGCGCGGCACTGGGTCCGGAGCAAATTCAGCAAGACCCGATTGGGGGCGCTGATACCGCATTCGGTGTTGCGGGCGCGGCCAGAAACGTCGCAAATATTGCCGCTGACACCGCAGGGCTGGACCAACCGTTCCCAGAAACGGCACAAGCAAGTGCAGAACTTGCCAGACTCACGGACGAACTGACGCAGGAACTTTCTGCGGCATACGATCGACAGCCGCCGTCTTGGCTGATGACAGCAATTCGGAGAACCATCCCGGAACCCGGATCATTGCTAACCGGCCCGCAACGCGCCACAACGCAATTCAATGCCATTCGCGGCAGCCTTGAGCGTGAGTTGGCAACGCAACGGCGGGCGCTTGGTGGCGCGGTTTCGCCAAGATCCTATAGCGAAACAAGCAACAGAATTGCAGTAATTGAACGCATGATTGGCCGCGTGGATTCCGCGCTTGAAGGCATAAACACGTCAGCGGAAGGGCTTTCAGAGCAAGATACAGAACTGTTGAACAGGTGGCTTGACTGATGGAGTTAGAGCAAGCCCTTGAAGCCCTCCGCAATGCGTCTGATGCAGCTGATCGAGGCGTTCCAGGCGCGGCAAACGATGCCAGAGAACTGGCGCGAATAGTGCAACAAATTCAGCGTGACGGGCCATCGTCTCGGCCCGGCAACATGGCGCAACTGAATCGCGGCATCGCTGAAAGCGTCGGGGGGTTGGTCGATTTCGTGAACCCGTTCAACGATCCTGCATGGGAGGGAACGGCGCTTCAAACAGGCTCAGCAACGGAAGGCATCACAAATGCCATGGAGGCCGCAAACATAGCGGTTACGCGCGAACAGCCAGATGGGTTTATTCAGGGCGCTTTTCGTGGCGCAGGGCAGGCCGCAGGCGGCGCAATCCCGGCAGCGGCAGCCGCACGTGGCCTGTCGGCTGCGCCAGTTATCGGGCAATTCGCGGACGATGTTTTTAGCAGCTTGGCAACACGCGGTGGGCTTGCCGCAGAAGTTACTGCGGGTGGGGCATCTGGCGGCGCGGCAGAGCAGGCGGAGCAAATGGGCGCGCCGCCATGGATTCAGAATACCGCCGCTGTTGTGGCCCCGCTTGGCATTGCGGCAGTTCCTTCCGTCGCGCGTCAAACGGCCCGCGTTGTGCCGTCAGTAGTTGGCGCTAATGCGCTCCGCAACAGGCTTCAAGCCACCCTTGCGCCATATACGCGCGGCGGCTCATACGAAGTTGCGCGAACCAGAATGCAGGATCTGGCAGGCGGCGAAGAAAGGGCGCGAGAACTTGGGCAGCTAGTCACACGTGATAACGAATTTGGTCTTTCCCCGGCGCAACAAACCGGTGACCCCAACATGCTTGCGATAGAACAGACAGCGGCGTCGCAAAACCCTGTCTTGCGCGAACGTCTTGACGCTCAGTTGCAAGAAAGCTCCGACCGTGCTCTGGGCGCTATCCAGGATATGGGCGGCGATTTCGAGGCAACCCGCAGATTCTTCACAAATATGCGGGCGCAATTCGGCGAAACCTTAGCGGAACGTGTGCGGGGAGCTTCCGAAGCCGCGAACGCACGTCTTGAAAAACTTGGCCCGCGTCGCGCTGAAAGTGATAATGGTGCGTTTGTCACAGAAGAAATCAGAGTTGCGCGTGCCAATGCCATGGCAGAGGAAAGCAAGCTCTGGGAAGCCATACCGGAGATGGTTCAGGTTGACACCAGAACATCTAGGGAAACTGCGCAGCGGGTAATTTCTGAGACATCGCGTGCGCAGCAAGCAGACATCCCGCTTGTTTTGCGCAGGCTGTTGGCAGAGGGCGGGGAGTTTGGCGACAGCGAAACAATCAGGGAAATGCACGGACTCTACTCTGAGTTACGAAGGCTTTCTCGCGTGTTCCGGGCAGGGCAGGCCCCTAATACAAATGCCGCCCGCATCGCCGACACTGTTGCGGAGGCGTTGTTGCGTGATATGGGGGCAATTGATGGCACAACGCAAATCGGCCAACAGATAAATGAGGCGCGGGCCTTTAGCTCTGCTTTGCACGAAACATTTGACCGGGGCGCTGTCGGTCGGATTTTGCGGCGCACGGCTGATGGCGATACTGCGACAGACCCAGAACTATCGCTTAGCCGCACTGTTGGCCGCGCAGGCACGCAAGCGTCAGTCGCCGCAAGGCAGATAGAAATCGCGGCACCAGCGGCGGAGCCTGCAATTCGTGATTTCATCATGCGGCGATTTACTGAAAGCGCGATTTCCCCAACGGGGGAGTTTACCCGCGCGTCAGCACACAGATTCATTCGTGATAATTCAGAATTATTGCAGAGATACCCGGATTTGCGCGATGACATTACAGGTGCGGTAGGAAAGCGGGACGCGGCTGATTTGCTAGCGGCCAGAGCATCTGATAGGATTGCCGAGGTTAGTGGGGCAAGAACAAATGCGGCTGCTGGTTTCATAAATGGGCAGAGGGAAACGGCGATACGGTCGATCATCGACGCGCCGAACCCGATGCAGGCGGCACGGCGCATTGCACTCGAGGCCCGGCGCGACACGTCTGGGGAGGCTTTGGCTGGCGTTAAAGGCGTTTTTTCTGATGAATTAATCCGCCGCGCACTCAGGACTGATGGCGGAAGCCAGTTCCCAAGCGGTGATAGGCTCGTGACAAGCATGAGCGACCCGCGTTTCCAGGTCGCAATGCGCCAAGTCTTTTCAAACGATGAAATCAGTCGATTGGAAAGCATTATCGCTGCAACTGTTCGCATGGATGCCGCGCGCACTGACGCGCCGTCAATAGGACCAAGCCTTTCAGGGGCATCCGCAAACCGCGCCCTTGAGTATGTTGTTCGCGTGTTCGCGGCACGGGTTGGCGCTGAAATGGGCGGCGGTGGTGGCGGCAGCCTTCAAACCGCGCAAATGGCATCATCTAGGGCAAGGGACATGCTTAGGAGCCTGACCGCTGACAGGGCATCGCAATTGCTTGCAGACGCTGTTGAAGATCCTGAGCTTTTCCGCGCGCTTCTAACCGACACGGCAAGCGGGGCATTCGAGCAAAGAGTGGTCCCGAGACTCCTGCCATACCTTACCGGGGTGGCCGTATCGACGGCTACAGAAGAACGCACAGGTCCGCAATAATCCGACGCATACCCAAACCAACCGACGCCGCCCCAATGGGCGGTTTTTTTATGGGAAACCCTCATGGCAAACCAACTAAACCACAACCCAATTCGGGCCGTGGATGGCAACGGAAACCCGGTATCTGGCGCGCTGGCCCGGTTCTATAACGTGAACACGGTGACAGAGCAAACGGTTTACTCAGACTCGGCGCTTTCGGCTGTTCACGCGCAACCGCTTGTGGCTGACAGCAGCGGCGTATTCCCACAAGTGTTCACGGCGGGCGCGGTGCAAACCAAGGTCAACGTAACAGACAGCAGCGGCGTGACCCTTCCCGGCTTTCCGTTAGATCCAGCCAATTCCATTCCCCTTTCAACATCTGGCGCGTCAGCTATTTCATTTTCGCCCCCCCCTTGGTCATCCTCAACCACAGTGCAAGACGCCATCGAGGAGGTTCACACCAAGAGCCTGCAAAACGTTGTCGAGGACACGACGCCGCAACTCGGTGGCATTCTGGACACGAACAGCAAGCAAGTCCGCTGGTCCAAAGGCGCGGATGTGGCTTCCGCTTCTGCGCTGACGCTTGGCGATGACGGAAACAACTTTGACGTTACCGGCACCGCGACAATCAACACGATTGCGACAAAGGGCGTGGGAACAGTTGTTGCCCTTCACTTTGACGGCGCGGCGGTTCTGGCCAGCAACCCGCCATTTATCGTTGTTCCGACAACCGCGAACATTACCGCAGAAGCGGGCGATATCGCCGTTCTCCAAGAGTATTCCGCTGGCAGTTGGCGGGTGATTTCATATCAACGAAATAACGGTAGGCCGCTGTATCAGGGGGTATATGTGCAGGCACAATGCGTTCTGAATGGAACCGGAACGCCATCTGTGAGCGGAGATTTCAACATCGCCAGCGTTACAGACAATGGGACCGGCGACTACACGCTGAACTTCACGACCGCGATGAGCAGCGCCAATTACAATGTTCAAATCACACTTGGGCCGCGATCAGATAGCCGGTCCGTTTTTGGGTTTGTTGGAACGCGGGCAACCGGGAGTGTGCAAATTATCGTTCTAAGCAACGTTTCAGAGAGTTCCACACCAGCGGCCTACGACCACGACGAAATCCACGTCGCCGTAATTGCATAAATAACAAGGATACCGCCATGGGTCTTATTCAGCAGCGCGAAACGTGGTCAGCCACGCGCAAGAAAATCAACCAGACCAACCGCATCACATATGCAGAGTTTATTGCAAACACTGATTTCACATATACCGCCGGTAGTGTTGGTTCAGTCACGGCTGGGGATATATTCAGGCTTGCGGATGGGTCATCTTGGGAAGTTGCCGCATCTGGCGCAAGCGATCAGCATCTGACGGTCAACGGCGTCAAATGGTATGAGGCGGGCCTAAATTTCAGCACACGCGCCCGCATGGTTGCGGCCAAGGCACGGATGGACGCAGCGGGCGAGACCGTAGCAGATGGAGTAATATGGACGGCTACGGGCTTCCGATATAGAGCATCCGCTGGGGCAACGACGATCAGCGACATGGCTGGCTGGCTGGCGGTGGCACCGGTCTATCTTGAACACTACGGCGTTGTAACATCGGCCTCTGCGGCTGGGGCGTCTACGGATTACTCCACTGAATTGCAAGCCGCGTTGGATGCCACGTCCGGCGATCTGCATTGCACGGGATGGGCATATACTTCGAGTGGTCTTTCGTGGCCAGATTATTGCGGCTTTAAGATCGTAGGGGATATAGAGTCGGGTGGCATCGTTACTGACAGCGCAATCGGCACAGCAACCAACCTCGTGGATTTCGGAACCGGTCTTGGTCCGTCGATTGATAGTCTGCACCTGTGGTTCAGGCAAGCAGCCGGTATCACCCTGCGGGCGCAATTGTATGACCATCTACCTCTGGTATCCTTCGATGACGCATCGCGCGGCAACATTCGCCACCTGCGCATAAGCCAGGCATCAAAAGGTATCACGGCTCAAGATGGCGTTGGTGGCTCAAATCCCGGCGGCTGGAAAGTCCAAGTTGCAGAAATCGGAGCGTTTGAATCGCCGTTTGTGACGGATGGCGGGCTGGACTTCATCAAGATCGACAATGTTCACATCTGGCCATTTGGGATTTCATCTGACGCTGATCTTATGGCGATTTGGTCTGACGGTGCAGCGACTGGCAGCCAGATTATTTCCGCCGATGGCTTAATGATCGACACGTTTTCAACATTCAAAACGCCTGTTGAAGTTGGCGAAGCAGCAAGCGCAACTATCTTGCCGTTTATTCTTGGACTGCAACTTGACGGTGACGCATCACGGCTGATCTTCAAGGGTGGGCGAAGTGTTATCAGCGCACTTTATTCCACAAAGAATACCCCATCAGCCACGACAATCGTTGTGGAGGGAGGGACGCACCATCTGAATATGCCGCACCTTATCGGCGGTGAGGACAACATGATTGAAGTTCAGAGCGGGGCAGAACTCAACGTAAATGGCGGGTACTTGCGCCAGCATCTGAGTGCCAATAAGCGCGGGGGCGTGGTCAAGTCTGGCGGCAAGCTGCGCTTCAAGGGGGCGCATTTCGATTTCCCGACCGGCGCTGGCACCGTGCCATTTGTCGAACAGGAATCGGGCGGCATTCTGGTTGTCGATGGCTGCTCTGTTATCCTTGGAAACGCCACGCCTCGGTCTGAGGTTGTTAAATTCAACAGCGATGTGGTCGGCAACTATGTGGATATTGACCAGCTTAAGCCGCATGGGGTGACTTATCCAGCCAACAGCTTGCAAGGCATATATCGGCGTCAAGGTGGCGTTCTTGGCGCAACCCCCGCGATCACCGGAAATGTAGACGGCATAGAAACCGGAACGATCCATTACACAGGCGACATCTCGGAAGCGACCGCTGTTTCGTGGAATTTGCCAGCTTTGGGTGGCACCGATACGCGCGCGTGGGTTTGCCACACATACGGCCAAGCCGCTCGGACGGTTCAGCAGGCGACGGAGATATTGGGTGTAGGCACTACGCGAGGGCGCACGTTCATACGTGTCAGGCAGGCGTCCACTTGGTATTCGTGGGTGGAACTGTGATGCCCGTCCATACCCAAGGAAAAGCGGGGGCGTCGTGATACCTCTTCGCAAAACCGCCGAAATGTTCATGGCCCTTTTTTTGGGGTGGAAAGGCATAAAGCAATGAAGCTTGCAATTGTAATAGGGCACAATAGCGCCAGTCAGGGCGCGGTGCGACAGGACACCGGCGAAAGTGAATTCGTTTGGAATGGGCGGCTAGCACGGCGCATAGAGCGCCTGGCGGGCGACTATGGCATCCAGGTGCGCACGTTCTTCCGCACGCCGGGCGGCGGATACTCGACCGAGATCAGGCGCGTCTATGCCGAGGTGGACGCCTGGGGCGCGGATGCGAGTGTTGAGCTGCACTTTAACGGTGCAAGCTCGGCCGAAGCGACCGGCACCGAAACCCTATCGAGCGGCACCGCGTTGTCCCTTCGCCTGGCCGAAAGCGTGCAACGCGAGATGGTGCTGGCGTTGGGCCTTCGGGATCGCGGGATCAAGACGCGCTCCAGCTCGGATAGAGGCGGCATGTCGCTGATCTCCGGCCGGGCTCCGGCGATCCTGGTCGAGCCCTTCTTCGGCAGCTCGCCGGTGGGCAACCGGGCAACCGACGAGGAGACGGAACAGGAGCGCCTGGCGGATGCGATCCTGCGCGGCACGGCCGAGGCGTTCCAGAGCTTTCCGCGCTCGACCCTGACCGGAAGCCGGACGATCCGCGCGGCCGAGACGCAGCGCACAGCCCAGGCGGTGCAGGGCCAGGCGGGCATTGCCGCCGGTGTCGCCGCTGCCGCGACCCAGGCGCGCGAACAGATCGAGGCGATCCCGGCCGTGGGTGGCCTGGCCGACTGGCTTCCCTGGGTGGCGCTGGGCCTGATCGGGGTAGTGCTGGCCGCGACCGTGGTGCAGCGCGTCATGTCCGACCGGATCGAGGAGGCTCGGGTTGACGATCACGAACGGGGCATCCGGTGATCTGGGGCTGGATGCGCAAGCTCTGGCCGTTGATCTTGGGGGCTATGGGCATCGCTGCCCTGATGCTGACCGGGCGGCGCAATGGGCGACTTGAAGAACGAGTGGATCGCGCCCAAGCGCGCGACGAGGTAAAGGAAAGGATGCGGGATGCGGTGGCAAACACTAGGACTGACCGGGATGGTGTTGTTGAGCGGTTGCGTGGCGGCCGTTTCTAACGTCTGTCCGACGATCTTCGACTACTCGCAAGAGGTGCAGGACCAAGTGGCCAACGAGCTGCAAGCCCTGCCGGAAGGGTCGGCGCTGTCTGTAATGATTGGACACTACGGCGTCGTGCGGAACGAAATACGAGCGTGCCGGGGACAGTAATGGGTGACGACTTGAAGTGGATAATCGGGCTGGGTGTTTCCCTTACCCTTGGGTGGGGATCAATACTAGCCGGGGCGTTCTGGAAATTGGTGTCGATGGTCCGCCGGGTGGAGGATGAAATGGACCGCAACTCGAAAGAGCTTCACGCGCGGATCAACAGGGTGCGTGAGGACACGGTGCAGAAGTCGGACCTTGACGGGCACCTTACGCGGCTATCCAGTGACATGCGCGATATGCGGCAAGAACAACGAGAGGCAACCAAAGACACGAACACGCGGCTCGATGCGCTTCTCTCCGCGATAGCCACTCGGCCCGGTCACTGACCCAGCCGCTTCTTGCGCTCCCGATCTTCGGCCAAGATCATATCCACGCGAGTGGCGACCTCTCCGATCATGCCCTCTCCAGGTGTTCCCTTTGCCCCCCGATGTTTGCGCCATATCTTAAGCAACTGCATCACGCTCTTGCCTTGGCGGGCCAGCAGGTTGTTGTAGGTTACGCGGCACTCCTTGCCGCAGTAGGTGCGTCCCTTGGCCGTGGCGCGGCCGCAGAAGTCGCAGGAGCCGCGTATAAGCGGCATAGTTGCTTTTTTGCTCCATTGGTGTCCGAGACATGGCGACCCCTCTCAGCGGTTAATACAGCGGGCGCAAGTCACTTGCGCCCGCCCTGGTGTTACTCGTCCAGCCAATCGAGATGGACTTCCTTCGCCTTTGACGGCTCCGGCGGTTCATAGACGGCTCGCTGGGGGCCGAAAACGGCCACCTTCGCCTTGGAGCGCACCGCCTTCTGGCTCGCGCGGGCCTTGGCGTTGGCCTCGGCGTCCGGCCCCTGGAACACCTCGATGTTGTTCCGCGTCTCCGTCTGGTGAAACACGATGAACACAGCTTGCGTCACGTCGATTGCAGCAAAGGCGTTGTCGTCGTCATTCTCGGGCTTCTTGGTGGTCTTGTCGTCAGCCATTGGGTTCTCCTTTGTGGCCTGGATGGTCAATCATGGACGGCCCACCGATCTGGCGGATCGCCTTTCGTTCGCGCTTCAAAAGCTTGGCGATAGTCTCCTTTCTCAAGGCTCGCCCGGTCGCGGCGCGGTGCGCGATCCATTCGCTCGGCGTCATGTGCGCCTTGTCGTTGTTGCACGCCTGGCACATGAGCATGAGGTTGCACGCATGGTGTGTGCCGTTGCGGCTTTGCGGGATCAGGTGATCCACCGTGGCGATGGATTGCTCGATCACGACCTCGCTCGGCTCGCGGAAGCCGCCCCAGGCTTGTTGCCAGCGGCCGACAAAGCGGCTCTGGCTTTCGAGGCCACGGAACCATACGGGCCGACCGCAGCACCTGCACCATAGCTCATCGTTCTCGACGTAGCAGCACATCATCCTGCGCCGCTTGCCGCTTATCTTTGACCACATCAGCCCAGCTCACCACGGTTCTCGTCTGCCCGCTTGGCTGTCTCCCACAGCTCGCGCTTGATCGGCTGGAGCGCTGCCCTCTCCTCCTCGGTGGCGACCTTCTGGAAAAACGTTGTGATCTGTTCGATACCGTCGTGGGCGATCCGCCGGGCGCGATCCCACATCTCCTTGTCGGGCGTCGTGATGGTGCCGCCGCGCGCCCAGGCTGCGAGCTTCGATCCCGCCTCGGCCGTGATGTGACGGCCGGGAAGGAAGCTCATGCGGTGCTGGTCCTGGACCTTGTGCGGCAACGTGAGATCGACCACGCCGGGCGAGCTTGGATTGAGCGTGAAGCTGGCTGTCATTTCATACATGAACCGCTTTTCCTGGATCGGGAACCAGCCCGCGTTTTCCACGATCAACCGGCCGCGATCATCCTTCTTGCTCATGTCGATCTTCTCCTCGGCCCGCAGGCAGAAGATCAGATGCGCGCGCACCTGGAGAAAGGCGTTCATCATCTTCTTGTGGCGCATCTTGGGGTCTTTCCATGCGCCTGGGCCTTTGACGCTGGACGCCTCGGCCATGTCCATGATCCCGCCCTGGCCGTCAAATTCGTGGCTCATGCTGTCGATCACAATCGCCTCGAACCCGGCCTTCTCTGCCGCCCTCACCGCCTCCAGGTAGCGCTCCGGCGTGAAGGGCGGCGCGAAGTCGGCGTGCTTGAAGGTGAATTGATCGGCATAGTGCAGGGCGCGGCCTGCCTCGGTGTCGATCACGGCGAACGGCTTGTCGCCGCAAATGCCTGTCGCCAGGTTCATGGCGCTGAACGTCTTGCCGCTGCCGGAGGCCCCCGCAAGGGCCACCAGCAGGTGCGTGTTGCGGCGCTCGGCCGTGTTGAAGGTGAAGCTCATTCGATCACGTCCTTCTCGTCACGGCTCTGGCCCTGGACGGCGGCGGGTTGCCAGCCTTCGGGTGCCTGCCAGGTGCGCATCATCTCCAGCAGATCGGTGCCTGCCGACTTGGCCGCTTCCTCGGCGTCCTTCTCCGCGATCAGATTGCGTTCGTGCCATTCGGGGCACTCCAGCTTGATCGTCTTGGAGATCATGCCGGGCCAGGTATTCTCGCGCAGGCACCGGCCCCAGATCATCAGCGCGCGCTCGCGGCGCATCAGCGCTGTCTCCAGGAACGTGCTGTCAATCTCGGCCGTCAGCAGAAGGTGCGGCTCGGCCGTCTCCTGCACCACGAAATACTGGCGCGGCGCGGTGCCGGTCAGGAGCTTCGCGCCCTGGTGATAATGCGCGGCCGTCATGTCCCAGCCGGAATTGGCGGCAAACTTGGCGAGCGTCACCGGCGCGATATCAGTGCCGGTGGTCTTGTAGTGGATCACCACGTTCTCCTCGGGCGAGTAGAAGTCGGGGCGGCTCCGGCACATGACGCCGCTTTCCTGCCATAGCATCGTGGCTTCGCGTAGGAGCTTCACCTGGTTGTCGCGCGAGAACAGGTGCCCGATCTCGGGATTGTCACACACCTGGTCGAGCGCCACCTTCGCCATTGCCCGCACGCGCGGCATGTTCTTCGCCAGGATCGGCGTCTTGCCATAGGCATAGGCTTCGATCCTGGCTTCCTTCGCTTCCTTCGACCGGAAGTCGGCCGCGTCGATCTCGACAATGGGCGCTCCGGTGCCGGTGAATAGCCGGTGCGCGGCCGAGCCCAAGTCGAAGATCGTTTTCTCCTCGCTTTCGGCGTCCTTGTTGAGCCGGGGCGTGTTCTCCCAAACCTTGCGCGGCGCGGTGCCGAGGAGGTCTTTCACAAGCGAGCTGGTCAGGCTCGGCTCCGGCATCGGATCGGCCAGGTAGGTGGCAAAATCCATGCCCTCAATCAGTTGGGGTAGCTGCATCTTCGATCTCCTTTTTGATCTTGCGCTTTGCTTCCATCAGCGCGTCCACGTCGCCCTCCAGCAGCATGTCCACCAGTGGACCGCCGCGCCGGGCCTTCCATGCGCCCCGCGCCTTACGGCACTCGGGACAGCAAAACTCTTGCCGGGGGTCGGCGGGCTCGAAGGCCCGGCCGCACTCATGCCATGCGCAGCGTTTCATGCTGTCGCCCTCGTTTGTTCCCGCACGTCGTAGCGCAGAGCCACGATAGGCTTGCCGCCCAGGTGCGGGTGCTGGCTGGCAATAGCCTTCATGGCGGAGGTAGACAGGGAGAACAGTGGGGCCGCGCCCTCGATCAAAATGGTAGCCGGGGTGATGCCGCCTCCATCCTGGACGAAAGCCAGAAGCTCCACGGATTGAATAATCTTGCCGACTTTATCCATAATAAGTCTCCGTCACGCTCTTGAAGCCGTCGTATTCCTCGCCAGTTTCGCGGCTCACCAAGCGGCAGGGGAACACTCCCATGCCATAGGTTTCAGAATAGTTCAGATCCGAGTTGATATCTTCGCGTTGCACCTTTCGGGCCTCGGCCTCGGTGCGGTGGTAGGTTTCAGTTACCCGGTGCCCCATTATCTCACCTCGCGGTCGGCGGGTTCCGACCGGTCGACAAAAACGGTTTCATGGATCAATTCCATTGCCGACCTTAATTCTTCCATTTCCCTTTTCAAGACTTCCTGGTGGTGCAGCCTATCGGGCATCCAGTAAAGCAGGCTCGCCGCGTCTGCTACGCTTTGCGCGCGGCATTTAAGGATGATTAAATTTGTGTTCCAATCCACAATCTCTCCTTTCGTGGTTTCAGTTACGGTCCCAGATCAGCAGCGTGGTGCCGATCACTTTCGAGGCGCTGCCCGCCATCATGTCAGAGCCGATCAGCTCCTCCGCGAAGTAGGTTTCCAGAGCCTCGAAACTCTCGAAGCGCAGGCGCAGCACAGCCTTGCCGTGCTTGTTGCGCGAGCTTTCCGCGTTGCAGAACGGCGCTTCCTTGATCTCCTGGGGCTCGGGGGCGGGCTTCGCCTCCGGCTCCTGCATGGGGTTGGGCGCGATGTAGGTGCGCGCCAGGTTGGGGTGGCCGTTCCGGTCCAATTCCCTCTCCTCGGGTTGTGCGCCGAAATCCGGCACGGTGGGGCGGTAGGGCTCGCGCGTCATGCGCCCGCCCTTTCCTCTGCGGCTTCGCGCAGGATGCGCTTCACCTCGTCGCACGCTTCGCGGTGCGTGGGTTTCCGGCCGAGCTTTTCGGCCAGGGCTTCCCAGATCGTCGGTTTGCAGCTCATATGTGCCTCCATGTTTCGCGGCTCTTTATCCGGCTGATGGTCGATGCGGTTACGGGGTAATCTTGCGCGATCTCAACAAGCGGCCTGTCGTCCGCGCGAATTGCCACAACATCGGCTTCGGTCAGTGGCGATCCTGCGCCACCTCCGTGCGTGCCGTCGGCTATCCGGTCGGCTTGGTTCTCTGCGGGTGTTGCCCAGCGCAAATGCGCAGGGTTCACGCATCGCTGATTGTGGCACACGACAGGAAGGTGGGCGCACTCATGTGCTGGGCTGGGCGGTGCCCCTTTCGCCACCTCTAGCACGGCGCGTGCAGCAGTATTGTTTTTGCCGTCAATGCAAACGATCCCTCGATCACCCAACATTCCAAATGGCCACAAAAGGCATTCGTCACCGACGTGGCGTGCGGCTTCTTCGACAAACGCCAGCGCCTCGCCTCTCTTTGCTTTCCGATACATTGCTCACCTCCTTGCAACGCCCTATGTAACGAAAGCCGCTTGCCTCTGCAATAGATATTTTGCAAATATAAACGAGAAATTTAACAAGGAGCGAACAAGTGACTGAGAACGCAGACGAAAAAATCCTCGCCAGGGCGCAAGAAATCAAGGCAGAGCGCAACATCAGCCTGACCGACGCGATGATCCGCGCAGAGGAGGAGCTGGCACCGAAGCCGACGGTCCCGGCCGACTTCACGGTGACGATCCCGGTCAAGCCCAGGGTCGCGCGGTGGATCGTGGAGGAGTTTGCGCCGACCAAGACGCACACCACCGAGGAGCGCCTGGCGGCATATCTCGGCATTATCCTGAACCGGGCTCGCGTCACGGCGATGCGCTTTGCCGAGGATGCGCCGGATATCCAGGAGGGCGGCGCGGTCACGCTTCGCCGCGAGCAATTCCAGCAGAAGGCACCGAAGGCATGAACGTGAAAGAGTTGCGCGAGCGGCTTTCGGAGCTGCCAGACTGGATGGACGTGCATGTGGAAAGCAACGACTTCACAGCTCCTGTGGATGAGGTCAGGGAGACAGGTGGTGTCGTGCAGATATCAGCCGATCTTGATTTCGACGTCTGGGAGGGTTGGGAATGAGGCTTGATCTTGTAAAGGACCGCATCAGGGGGGGGTGGAGCCTTTATGTCAGCGTCCCGACGCATGGTCGCACATGCTGCCGCTACAGCCTGCGCGACGGCACCGAGGTGTCACCGGAGCAATTCCAGAAGCTACGCGCCGATCTGGTGGAGCTGGACCCGCCACTTCTGCCCGGCTGTCACCCACTCAGCTACAAATGGAGGGCTGACCAATGAACCTCACGATCCAGAACGCGGGGCCGGTCCTTGCGGCCGATCTCAATGTGCTGGGGGCGGCGGTCAAGATCATCTTGGCCGGTGGCTCCAGCCTCAACGAAACCGAGATGAAGCGCGCAAGCGGGGCAAGCTATCATCTGTGGAAATCCAAGGGTGATGCGATCACCTCCTTAGTGCAACATCTGGAGGCGGTGCCGGAACCGTCTGGGCGGTAATCCCATGAGACAATTTGGCATCATCTCAAGCTCGATCTGGCGCAGCAAGCGCTTTCGGCAGCTCACCACAGACCTGGCCCGGCTGACCTATCTCTACCTACACACCACGACGCACGGCAACAGCGCCGGGGCCTTTGTCCTGCCGCCCGAGATGGCGGCACTGGAGCTGAAAGTGCCGAGCGAGGACGTGCGCGCATCCTTCATCGAATTGGCCGAGTGCAGGCTGATCCGATACGACCCAGAGGAGGAGCTGATCCAGATCGTCAACTTCTTCCGCTTCAACTCGATATCAAGCCGCAAGCACTTGGCCGGGCCTGTGCGTATTATCCAGGCATTGCCGCAATCGCCGGTCAGGGACTGCGCCGCATGTGATCTGATAATGGCAATGTTTGAACGCCGCGAAGAATGGCGCGAGAAAGCATCAAGGCTTAAGCGTAGCGAACATCGAAGCGATCATACCGACGCCGGGAAAATCCTGGAAGCAATGGGCGGTTTCGACGGCACCGCAGCGGATATCATCAAGGAAATGAAGCTCGAACCTATGCTCTTATCGCAAGAAATCGGGATCGACGGACACACGCTCGACCGCCTCGGAGAAGCCCTACTGATACCCCTATCTCATACCACTATCGAAAGCCCTAGCGATACAACGGAAACGGAAAAGACAACGGAAAAGACAACGGAGAAGGATAAGACCAAGACCACGGATAAGACCACGACCACGGAGAGGGGGGTGCAGGGGGGAGAGGGTCCGAAAAGCTGCCCTCCCTCCCCGCCCGCTGATAGCGGTCGGTCGGGCAGCACGAACGTCGGGGATGAAGCGCTCAGACATCTACGGCAACGCTTGGCAGAACGAGGGGAAAGGTGATGGCAGATCGAGGCAAGCTCGCACTCACCGATCCAGAGCAGGTCGAGGCGCAGATCGAGGCTTACTTTCTCAGTAGGATGCGCAAGCGCTATGTCCCGACAGGTAAGGTCGATGGGCAAATGATCTACGAGGAGGAGGAATACATGGCTCCGCCAACGATGGCAGGGCTCGCGCTCGCGCTTGGTGTGACCAGGACCACGATCCTCTATTACAGCAAAGGCGAGGGGAACCGGGATGAAAGTTTGATCCCGATCATTGCACGCGCGAAGGGTCGGATAGCTGAATGGTGGGAGGAAGCGCTGGCGAACAGGGAAGCCTCTAACGGGGCCAAGTTCGCCCTGGAAGTGAACCACGGCTATGGCCGAGAAGATCGAGAAAGCGGTACGGGCGATGGTTTCGAGGTGAATGTGATCCCGCCAGCAGCAGGGGAACAGCTCAAGGCGATCCCTAAATGGAAACCGGAAGGAGACGACGATGGCGAATGAATGGAGGTGCTACGGGTGCGGCACGGTATGGGGCGACGGTTTATCTGATCCAGCGTGTCGGTGTGCGACGGCTTTTACCCATCAACGCGAGGTGAAAGGCAGCTTGCGGTCGAAAGTGGATCATCTCGCGCCGCTGGACAGCCCAGGAGCGCCGCGTGGGCGCGCCATGGGTCATTCGCGGGTCGAGGGTGCCGAGAACAGAGAAGCCCACTCAGCGGCCAGCACAGGAGGAGCAAGTGACTTGCCCAAGCTGTGGAGCCAAGAGGAGCTGGATGCAGACTGGCCGGAAGGATCGGGGCTGTTTGTGTGGGGGGCTGTCGGCCTGATCGCGTGGCTCGTTGCCGGGGGAGTTCTGGTATGGCTGGTTTAAAGCAGGAGTTGCGCGTCGAGCGTATGGATAGCGGCAGCGAGGAGGCGGTGATCGCCAAAGCACTAGACCGCGTGGAGCCGGGCGACCTAGTGGTGTATCATCGCGGCACGTCGGGCTCTGCGCCTCAATCCATCAAGGCGGCGGCGATGCTTTTGCATGATCGCGGGCTCTGCCTCCTGACGCAGCGGATCACGGCCGAGCGCAACCAGGACGGTGAGCGGATCGTGGATTACCTGGCGATCAAGACGAGGGGCAAGCGGTGATGTTTGAACGAGACACGAATGGAGTGCTGCATCTAGTCGGATTGTCTGGAGGCCATGACAGCACGCTTATGTCCTTCCTCCTCAAGGAACGCGAGCCGCGACCATACACCTACGTTTGCACGCCGACGGGAAACGAGCTGCCGGATATGTTCGAGTTCTGGCGCTGGCTCGGGTCGGACAACGCGCTGGGCAAGCCGCTGATCCCGGTTCTTGGTGGCACACTGGAGGGCGTAATCGAGCAAGAGGGTATGCTCCCTAACTTCCGCGCCAGGTTTTGCACGCGTATCCTCAAGATCAAGCCGTTTGAAGCCCTACTGACAGAGCAGGCCAAAATTGGGCCGGTGGTCGCCTACGTCGGGTTGCGCTCCGATGAGCCAGCAAGGGTCGGCGGTGTTTACGCTCAGATATCAAACGTCGAGACGCGGACGCCGCTGCGCGAGTGGGGCTATGATGACCCTCGCGTTCTTTCAGAGCTTGCGGAGCGCGGCATCCAGGTGCCGCGTCGGACGGATTGCGCCCTGTGCTACCACCAACGCATCGGTGAGTGGTGGCTGCTATGGCGAGATCACCCAGAGGAGTTTGCAAAGGGCGAGGCAATGGAGGCGGATATGGGTGCGACGTTCAGGACGCCAGGACGTGATAGCTGGCCCTCGTCGCTTTCGGAAATGCGGGCAAGGTTTGAGGCTGGAGACGTTCCCGAGCGTAGCTTGAAAAGGATGGAGCGCGAAGCGATGACGGGGCAATGCCGGGTGTGCTCGCTGTGACGGGATATCGGATCATAGGACGAGTAACGCTGGCGGTGACGAGTATCGCTGGCGTTCTCCATCTCGGGGCCACGGTGTTGGAGATGTTCGGATGGTGACGCAGACATGGACCTACGAGACGAGCCCGGTGGCCTGGGCCTACAAGCTCGACCGTTCGTTCGCGTCGTTCATCATCGGGCCGGTCGGCTCGGGCAAGTCGGTGCCCAGCCTGCAACGCATCCTCGATCTTGGCCAAGAGCAAGCGCCCAGCGCCGACGGCAAGAAGCGTAGCCGCTTTGCGATCATCCGCAACACCATGCCGGAGCTGCGGTCCACCACGGCCGTGACCTATCAGCAGATTTACCCATCTGACGCCTTTGGGGATATCATCTGGCGATCACCGGCCACGCACATGATCGAGCCGCGCGGATTGGACCTGGAGATTGAGGTCAACCTGGTTGCGCTCGACAAGCCCAAGGACGTGAAGAAGCTTCTATCGCTGGAGCTGACCGGGGCCTTCATCAACGAGATGCGCGAGGTGCCGCGATCCGTTATCACTCGCCTGACCGAGCGTGTCGGCCGGTTCGGGGTGAACGAGCGCCCGACCACCTGGAGCGGCATTTGGGGCGACACCAACCCGCCCGACGCCGATCATTGGCTCTACGGCTGGCATCACCGCGAGACGCCCGAGGGCTACAGCTTCCACCAGCAACCGCCCGGCGTCCTGGAGGTGAAGCCCAGGGGCGGCGGTGCCGAGATTGTGGACGAGAATTTCCCCGAGTATCAGGGCGTGCGCCTCACGTCTGCCGAGGTGCTGATCTGGTATCGCGGCAAGGTGCGGCGTGTCGAGTGCCCTATCGAGGTGATCCGAGCGGCGGATCGGTTCTGGATCGTGAACCCTTGGCAGGAGAACCTGGTTGCGCTGTCCCGCGTCGATGCTGGCTCGAACCCGCTCGGGGTGCGGAGCTACTACGGCCGCGCGCTGGCAGGCAAGACGCTGGAGGAAATCCAGAGCTATCTCCAGGGCGTCTACACGTTCGTGACGGATGGGCGGCGCGTGGTCCCGCAATATAACGGCCAGGTGCATGGCGTCGATCACCTGCCCGTCATGCCCGACGAGCCGATCTACATCGGGGCCGACATTGGCGGCGGCACGCTCCAACCTTCGGCACTCCTGTTCCAGCGGCATCCCAAGGGCGTGCTGCTCGCGCACCGCGAGGTAGTGTGCTTCGACATGGGGATCAAGCGCTTTGGTGAGCTGGTGGGCGAGGCTCTGGTCAAGCACTTCCCAGATCACGTCGCCAAGGGGCTGACCGGCAAGGGCTGGGGCGATCCGGCCGGTGGCAAGCGGGACGAGATATTCGAGACGGCGAGCTTCGACTGGCTGCGCTCGCAGCACGGCATCAACCTGGAGCCCGCGCCAACCCAAGACCCGAAGATGCGGATCGCGGCGCTGGCCGGGCCATGCGAGCGGATGATCGAGGGCAAGCCTGGGCTCCTGGTCAACAAGCGCAACTGTCCGATGCTGCACAAGGGTCTCATGGGTGCCTGGTACTTCAAGCGGCTGGCCGTGTCTGGCGATGATCGCTATGCCGACAAGCCCTCCAAGAACGACGAAAGCCACATCTGCGACGGGGCGGGCTATGGCTTCCTGGGCGTGGGCGAGTTCGACCGTCTCGGCGGGCGCAGGACCGACGGCCAGGGCGGCGGATCGTTCCAGGCAGATGGTGATTGGGACGTTTTTGCATGAAAAAGCCCGGCACAAACCGGGCTTGATCGTCTATTTTTTTTAGGTAGATTTCAGCCGGAGCCGTCGCCGTCGCCGTCGCCGTAGCCGTAGCCGGAGCCGTAGCCGTAGCCGGAGCCGGAGCCGTAGCCGTAGCCGGAGCCGGAGCCGGAGCCGTAGCCGTAGCCGGAGCCGGAGCCGTCGCCGGAGCCGGAGCCGGAGCCGGAGCCGTCGCCGGAGCCGTCGCCGGAGCCGGAGCCGGAGCCGGAGCCGTCGCCGGAGCCGTCGCCGGAGCCGGAGCCATAGCCGTTTTCAGCGAATTGGTCGTTGGTCAGCTTCACTGCATCATGAAGGGTCATATTCAGGAGCCCCCAAGATGGACTGACCGGCTGCGGCGGTGGTCGAGATGATTTCGCAGGCGTCCAAGACGACGATTTCGCCAAGCTTCCCGGCAATTTTGCTGCCCTCTGCATTCACGCCATGCAGCGCAACGCCAGAAAGAGTGTGGCCTTTCGCGGCCTTCCAATACCAAAGGCGGCGCGACCCGGTGAGGCGAACAGTGCGATCCTGAACGCTTACCAGTGTGCCCGCGTGAACGCCGCTATCACGGCTGCGAACGACCACGAATTGACCGATAAGCTGGTCTGCCGGGTGGCTTGTCGGTGATTGATCGGACCCTCTACCGAGGATTTCAGCCAGGGCTGTGAGCTTGTTAAGGTCGATTTGCATTTGCTTTCCTTTTGTTGGGGTGTGGTGCGTATTACGCGGGATGGACGATAAATCTTGACTGTGCAGCTTGTCAAGGTGTATGTCGTTCCGAACAAAACAAGGGAATTGTGATCATGGCCGAGGACGTTGTGCAGCGGAGTGAGGTTGACGCACCTTGGCGGCGCTTCACAAAATCCGAAGAAGAACAACGGCTTATCGTATTGGACACGCGGATCGAGCGCAGAAAAGCGATCCTTGAATGGGATCAGCGCGAGCGAACCAGGATCATGCACCGGGCGATCCGCCGGATGCGCAGAGCGGAGGGGAAGGAATGAAGATCAAGGCCGAGATGGGCGCTTATTCCAGCGTGGTGGGCAACAGCGTCCACCTGATCGCGGATGATGGGCGGATGATCGGACAGATGGCGATCTTGTGCCACACGGACGATCTGCGAGGCAAGGAAACGCAGGCCAAGCTTTGCCGGGTAATCTGTGACGCGATTAACGCTGAGGCGACCGATGGGTGATGCGATCTGGAGGGCGTTGGCGATACTGCCGGGACTGCCCGAGCTGGGTGCGTATCCCACGCCGCTGGAGTGCGCCGAGGCGGCGGATTACTTCGCCGGGGTTCTTGGGGTGGCGGTGCAATGCTTCGTGGCGGTGCCTGCATGAGCGAGGCTATGTTCATCTGCGAGGGGTGCGGCAAGGTCTACCCCGAAACCTGCCCGACGTGCCCAGATCGCGGCCACGGCCGGGGTGTAACGGTCCACCAGATCAAGCAAGCGCTGCGCGACAGCCCAACGGTTGGTGACGTGAACCACGCGGCCAAACACTACGGGCAACACGTTGCGATCCTGGATCGCGAGGGCGGCAATGCTCGAACGATGGCGATCCAGATCAAGAACCTGGCGAGCTATCGACGCCGGGAGCTAGGGTATCGGCCATGAGTAACCGCATGACAGCCGCCCAGCTCCAGGCGTTCTACAAGGCCGACGGCGACCACAGAGCGCCGCGCCAGGACCGGGAGGGGCCGATCCACAAGGGTATCCTCCAGCTCCTCGATCTCGCGTTGCCAGGCGATGCGATCTACCACCACAGCCCGAACGAGCTGGACATGGCCGGGCCGGAGGCCGCGCGACAGATCGCCAAGGCGCGCAAGCTGGGCACCAAGGCAGGCTGGACAGATATAGAAATAGTGTGGCAAGGTAGGTTTTACGGGATTGAGGTCAAAGCCCTAGGCGGTCGCGTTTCATCGGCTCAAGCCGAAACGCACGCCGATCTGCGAAGGGCTGGGGCATTAGTGGCCGTGGTTTCGTCCGTGTCTGAAATGAGGGAGGTTCTCGGCCAATGGGGATTGCTTTGCCGCCAGGTGTGACGCTCAACGAGGCGCGCAACCATTTGCAATACGATGCGAGCACGGGTCAATTCACCCGCCTTACAGGGCACACCGCTGGCGGCAAAGTGGGGCGCACTGATGGGAAAGGCTATACCCAGATTGGCCTATGCGGCAGGAGATACATGGCGCACCGTCTCGCGTGGTGGTTCCATCACGGGGGTTGGCCGCACGACCAAATAGACCATCTCAATGGCGACAAAGCCGACAACAGGATAGCTAACCTCGAAGTGGTCAACCAGACAACAAACCTGCTTCGGCGCGGCAGAAGGAAAGATAACACGAGCGGGACGCCCGGTGTCTCAAGGCACAAGGCAACAGGGAAGTGGGCGGCGTACATTTGCGTCAACAAAAACCTACGCCACCTCGGGCTGTTTGCTAAAAAAGCAGAGGCAATTGAGGCACGCAAAGCGGCGCTGAAATCATGGGGGCTGATATGACCGATCCCGATCTCGATCTTTCCATCCCGTCGCTGATGCGCGCCTGCAAGGGCAACGTGGCGATGCTGCCGAGCTTCATGGTGCATGACGACGACGTGTGGCCGCGCTCCGGCGTGGTCAGGACCGACAGCAAAGGCCGCATCCACATGCGCCGCTCGACGTTCATCCGCGCCGTGGTGGGCGAGCTGCCGATCCGCGAGGGTGTCTGGCACCGGATCGACTGCCAGGAGTTCCACCTGGACCTGAAACCGCACCACCTCCAGGGATCAAGCGACCAGGAGGGCGGCAACCGCAGACTGGCGGCGCGCACCGTGGCGAAAGCCGATTGGGCCGGACGCATCAAGGGAGATGAAGGCTATGGCAATGCTCCATCCGGGGATCACCGGCAACAGGACGTTGAGCGAGATGTTGCAGAGGCTAAGGCCCGAGGAACAAGCGGAAGCGTTGGCTCAACCGTATTTGCCCGAGATGGTGGCGACGACGGCTAAGTGGGCCTGGACCCTGGAGAGCGATCACGGCGAGTTCGTTGCCAGCATGGCGATCATGCCCGACGTAAACCGGCGCGGCTGGTTCGTCTCATATCCCGGCGCTGCAATCCGATCATCTGCCGAGCTTCGCCCGCTGTTCCGGCTCTACACGATCTTCCGCGACAGCGGCGCGGTGTATGACGAGCTGCGCGCTTGGGTTGCGTCGGATGATGCGCGCGCGATTAGATTTGCCGAGTGGCATGGTTTTCGGCTAGATTGCGGGCCAGCGACAGGGTTTTCACCGACCGGGCGAGACTTGAGCTTATATTTATGGAGGCGATGATGGCCGGAATTTTTGGAAGCGGCGACAACGGCGCGCAGGCAGAGGCAAAGAAGCAGGCGGGACAGGCGCGGCGCGAGCGGCAAACCTCAAACGAGGAAACGAACCGGGCGCAGCAGCGCGGTGAACGCGGCGGCGGTGCCGGTGCAGGCACGCGAGGGCGGGACATGCTGATCGGCAACCTGTCTCAACGCCTCAAAGAAACGCTTGGGGGCTAATCGTGGCGCAGTGGGACGTTGACAGAGCTTGGAAGGCGATAGCCAGGGCCAGGAGCGACAAGGAAGCCTCCGACGATATCTACAAGGAGGCGATGGAGCTGACGTTCCCAGACCGCGAAAACTTCGTGAAGCGGAAGGAGGGCCAGCAGAAGGCGGCTTACAACTGGGACAGCACACCACAGGTGTCGGTGATCCGAGCTGCCAACCGCCTCTCCTCAGACTTCACGCCGCAGTTCCAGGACTGGTTTGAGATCGGCCTGGGGCCAGCAGCCGAACAAATGCCAGACGAGATATTCCAGGAGGCAGTAGGCAAGGCGAAGGGCGAGGCCAAGGCAGAGCTGGAGGCCGTTACCAACATCGTGCAGGCCGTGTTTAACGGGCCAGGCTTTCCGACCGCCTCGAACGAAACCTACATCGACTGGCATTACGGCCAGGGCGGGATGAAGATCACGCCGAACGACGACTTCCTGGGCGAGCCGGTGGTGTTCCAGGCCATGCCCATGTCGCACTTCTACGCCTACGAGGGACCGAACGGGCGGCTGGATCGCTGGTTCTTCTGGCACGAGCTGCGCGCCGATGCGATCACGACGGAATGGCCCGACGCCACGCTGCCGGAGAAGCTGAAAGAGGAGGCCGAGAAGCCGACGCCTCCGATGGTCAAGCTCGCCTCGGTGGTCTATCGCGACTATGACGAGAAAGAAGCGCCGTTCCGCTACGAGGTGTTCTGGCAGAAGGGGGCAGACAAGGCCCGCCTGGTCGAGCGCCAGAGCCGCACGTCGCCTTTCGTGACGCCGCGCTATTCCAAGCTGCCTGGAGAAAACCGTGGGCGTGGGCCGGTGCTGTTCGCCCTGCCCGATATCCGCACCGCGAACAAGATCGTGGAGCTGACCCTTCGCGCCGTGGCCGTGGCCGTGGCTGGTGTCTACACCGCGACCGACGGAGCCGTGAACGGGCCGATCTCGATCAAGCCCTACTCAATCATCAAGGTGCGCCGCAACGGCGGGCCGGACGGTCCCAGCCTCCAGCGTCTCGACAACCCCCAGCGGATCGACTTTGGCGAGCTGGTGCTGGACACGCTCCATATGAACATCCGCAAGGTGATCGGTGACAACAGCCTGCCGCCCGAGGCTGGACCGATCCGAACGGCGACCGAGTTCGTGCAGCGTGCCCGCGAGCTGGTGGCAGACCAGGCCGGTGGCCTCGGCCGTCTCTATGCGGAGTTTGTGATCCCGGCCGTGCAGCGCGTGGTCGATATCCTGGAAGCGAAACAAATCCTGCCGACGCAGGGGCTCCAGATCGACCAGTTCTTGATCGAGGTGCGTATGACAAGCCCGCTCGCGCGGGGCGAGGCCATGCAGGAGGTCGAGAACATCGTGCGGTTCATGGAGATGCTGAAAGCCATTGGCGGCGATCAGCTCATGGGGTTCGAGATGGACCTGGAGAAAGTCACACCGCGCCTTGGCGATCTGATGAATGTGCCGATGAACCTGCGCACCACAAAGGAACAGAAGGTAGAGCTGATGAAGGCGGCGGCAGCACAGGTGGCGACCGAGCAAGGTGCTGATCCGAACGTGGCAGCGCAGGCGGTCGAACAACAGGAGGCGCAGCGCAATGGCAGACGGTAACACCGGGCTCGACGCCCTGTTCGAGAACGGCGACAGCGAAGCGTGGCGCGATCTCATGCGACGCACCGAGGACCAGGCACCGATCCGGCAAGGTGTCGATCCCGAGCTTTATTCGGTTGTGTTCTCAACGCCTGCCGGGCGCGAGGTGCTGGCGGATATGTATAACCGCTACGTCAACGTAACACGCTGCATCCCAGGCCAGGGACCGGACGCGGCGTTCTACCGTGAGGGCATGGCGCAAGTCGTGTTCGATATCGTTTACAACATCGCCCTGGCGCATGAAGGAGAAGGCAATGGCAAAGAAGGATGATCTGATCGAGGAGGCCAAGGGCCTCGGGATCGAGATGGACAGCAACGAGACGGTGGCCGACTTGGAGGCCAAGATCGCAGAGGCCAAGGCGGCGCTGCCCGCTCCGGTCGAGGGCGAGCTGACGCGCTCCAAGGTGAACCGGGGCTCGCGCCGTCGGATCGAGCGTGCGATCACGCGGCTGAACGAGGAGATGGACGCGGCGATCAAGGAGTTCGATCTCCAGGCGTTCGTCGCTGACGAGGACGGCAACCGCACGGCCGAATGGCCCGCTGTCACCCGGCTGCGCGAGGCGAAGGCCGAGGTCAACGACCAGGTGAACCAGCTCCTCGCGGGCTGATCTGAAAACCCACACCCCAGCGAAACAAGGAGACGACGTGCATGTGGAAATTCTGGCAATATCACGCCCCCGTTTGGAGCCCGGCCGATGAAGGCTCGGGAGGTTCGGGCGAAGGCAACGGAGACGGCGGCGGCGAGGGCGAAGGCGCTGGCGGAGAAGGTGGAGAAGGCGAAGGCGGCAGCGGTTCCCAGGGCTCCTCGATCCTGGACTTCGCCACCAAGGGCAAGGCCAAGGAAGGCGAAGGTGGGGGCGACGGTGACGCCTGGAAGCTGCCTGACGGCATGGAGCTGCCGGATCATCTGGTGGGTTCGTCGGCTGACGAGACGCTGGCGAAACTGAGCAAGGCTTACCAGGGCGCGCGGCGCGATCTATCCAAGAAGGGCAAGGGCGAGGGCAAGCTGGATGGCGCGGTGCCCGACGATCCCGAGGGCTACAAGTTCGACCCCGAGGGTGACGACGACAAGATCGCGGAGGAGCTGAACAGCGAAGCCTCGAAGCCCTACGTCGATGCGTTCCGCAAGGCCGCGCACAAGCTCGGCATCCCTGACAAGGCGTTTACCCAGCTCATGCGCGAGGGCCTGTCAGGCATCGCGGAGGACGGTATGCCCATCGGCGTGTCGAACGAGGAGGCGGCGCAGATCAGCGGTGAGCAAGAGATGGAGAGCCTGGTGCAAGAGGTCGGCAAGAAGGAGGCCAGCACCATCGTCAACACCATCGGCACATATGCCGAGAAGCTGGCCCAGCGCGGCGTTCTCAAAGACGAGCAGGACATTGCCGAGTTCTCACAAATGGTCGGCACCGGCCGCGCAGCGCGCATCTTCCACCGCATCTTAACTGGCGAGATGGGCGAAAGACCGATCCCAGTGGCCGATGGCGCGGATGGATCGGTGACGCCGCAGGAAGCCTATTCCAGGCACGCCCAGGCCAGTAAGATGAAGCCCGGCGCGGAGAAGGACGCGGCAATGGCAGAGGCGCAACGCCTGATGCAAAAGGCGTTTGGCACTTCGCCGCAACAGACTGGCTCGATCCGCTCCGGTGTGCTATAGGTGCGATGCGGGCGCAAGCCTGTATGAACCATCACTACTTGGTCGCCCCGGCAATAATAGATTGCCGGGGCGTTTTTTTTACACACGCTTGCCAGATCGCGCGGCTGGTGGCATATTGGCGCACAAGATGCAGACCCGCGAGGAACGGCACCCGGCTTAGGCGACAGGCCCGCGACCCTTAAGGCCCTCGATCTTCCCCCGATTGAAACCTTGAAGGAGTGACGCAAATGCACCGCAAAATTCTCAGCTTGATCTACACATTTCTTGACGTGGTAGCTGTCTACATCATCACCGCGCTGGTGGTTCTCGCCAAGCGTATGGACCCGGCTTTCTTCATGGCAGACGAGACCGGTTCGGTCTCTCTCTCCACCGCAGCAATCGCCAGCTTCGACGCTGATGTGAAGCACGCCTATCAGGATATGGGCAAGCTGCGCGATACCGTGCGGATCAAAACCGGCGTCGTGGGTTCGACCCACCGCTTCCCGAAACTGGCCGCTGGCCTGGCAACCCGCCGCGTCAAGCAGACCGACGTTGTGCCGATGAACCTCGCGCACACCAACGCGACCGCAACGCTCGAAGATTGGAACGCCGCCGAATACACCGACGTGTTCGATGATGCGAAAACCAACATCTCCGAGCGCGAGGAGCTGGCCGGTTCCATCGCCAAGGCGATCAGCCGCCGCGAGGATCAGCTTATCATCGACGCGCTGGAAGCCACCTCCACCACGCTGACCGTGGCAAGCTCCATCGGCGGGGCCAACACGAACCTCAACGTGGACAAGCTGCGCCGTGCATCGCGCCTCCTGGGCGACAACGGTGTGGGCGAGGACGAGGATATCACCTATGTCGGCTCCTACGCTGGGCGTGAGGGCCTTCTGGGCGAAACCGAGGCCACCAGCGCTGACTTCAACACGGTGCGCGCCCTGGTCAACGGCGATATCTCGCAGTTCCTCGGCATGTCGTTCAAGTGGATCGCGTCCCGCGCTGAAGGCGGGCTCGACCTGACCAGCGGCGACCGCACCACCTTTGCTTATGCGAAGTCGGCACTCGGGCACGCAATCGGCATGGATCAGCGGATGGAGGTCAACTACATCCCGACCAAGACGAGCTGGCTTGCCAACATGCTATTCTCGGCCGGTTCCATTGAGATCGACGCCGGTGGTGTGGTCGAGATCACCTGCGACGAGGACGGCGCATAAGCGCCATCAGGAGGGCGGGTTTGACGCTCGCCCTCTCCTGAAACTTAATTTGGAGAAGCAACATGGCTTTCAACCTGCAAGGACTGGAGAACCACAGCGGCTCTGGCGGTGGCATCAAGATTTTCAGCTACAACGCCGGGACCGACGCGAAAGCGGCCGTCAAGGGCGCGGGATACTTCAACACCGCCGCCGATATTCTGAGCGTGGGCGACCGCATCCTGATCCACGCATCGGATGCCGATTTCGACGCTCATGTGTCGGCAATCAGCGCCGGTGTCGTGACCATCGCGGCAATCGACGCCTTCGTCTAATCCGCTGGGGTGTGGATGCGAGGGACGGGCCGGGGCTATCATGGCCTCGGCCCTTTTTCTTAGGGGACCGACATGACCTACAGCAAAGTGGATGTTGCATCGCAAGCGCTGGCTCGCCTGGGCGAACCGGCGATTTCTTCGTTTGAGGAGGACAGCGACGCAGCCGAGAAGGTTAACCAGCTCTACGAACCGACGATACTCCAGCTCCTCGGCTCGCACGACTGGAGCTTTGCCACGCGGCGCAAGGTTCTGCCTGACGATGCAGCGGGCTTGCCTCTCAACGAATGGAAGCGCGCCTTTCTCCTGCCGACGCTGCGCACGGATCGCGTGGGCAAGCCTCTGTCAGTTTTCAACTCGACGCAGGTTCGCGCGCCCCAAGTGTTCGATTACGAGACACAAGAGAAATGGATTTTCTCTAATTATGACCAGGTGGTGATCGAATACATCTGGCGCGCTCCTGAAAGCCAATGGCCTGGTTGCTTCCAAACGCTCGCAATCGAGGCTGTCGCCGCAACCCTGGCGCTGCCTATCACCGAGAACGCGAGCAAGGAACAAATGCACCGGCAAATCGCCTATGGCAACCCGAGCGAGTTAGGGCGTGGCGGGCTATTCCGCACCGCGACCGAGGCCGACGCCACCGGCGATCCGACGCGATCACTCCTGGACGATCACGATCCGATCTGGGGCGCGCGCTTTGGAGGGTATCGGTAATGCCGACGAGCCGATACATTCAGACCAGCCTTTCGGCCGGGGAGTTCGACCCGCTCCTCTGGAGCCGCGAGGACGTGTCGTTCTTCTACAACTCGGCCAGGATCATCGAAAACGCCGTGCCGCTGCCCCAGGGCGGGGCCAAGCGCCGCGAGGGCTGGCGATATCGTGCGCTCCAGCGCGGCCCGATCTCCGAGATCGACCTGTCCGGCGCGACCGTCACCGGGATCAACGGCGGCACCATCGGCAACCTTACGGACAGCGACGAGACGACGCTTTTCCAGACCGGATTGAGCAAGGCGATCAGTGGCGTCACGAACGCCGATCCGGCCGTGGTGACAGCCATCGCTCACGGCTATTCGACCGGAGATCGCGTACGGATCGACGCGGTTGAGGGTATGGGCGCTCCCAGCGGCACCACCGCGTCGATTACAAATGCGACCCAAGCGAACCCCTGCGTTATCACGGCGGCAGGGCATGGATTTTCGTCCGGCAACACTGTCGAAATTACCGGCGTGTCTGGTATGACGGAGCTGAATAACGATACCTATACAATGACGGTGTTGACCAGTGACACGTTTTCTCTGGACGGCACCGACAGCACAGGCTTCACGGCATACTCAACCGGAGGCACGGCTGAGCAAATCCTGGCAACCTCGATCAACGGCCACCAGGGCGCGATCACGGTGCTGACGGCCGACACCTTTGAGCTGGATGGTTTCGATAGCTCGGCGCTGGGCCTCTATGTCTCGGGTGGCACGGCCGTGAAGGGCATAGGTGCCGCGACCGCATACGAGGTGCTGCGCCTCGATCTCGGATCGGCACAAGCGGTTTCGCTTATGGACATGCGCGATCTGCGCGTAGTGGAATTTCCGGCTGACGTGACCTCGGCCGATCTAACCTTGCAGCACAGCTCGGATGGATCAAGCTGGACGGATGCGGCCACGTTTGCCGCGGGCAACGTGGCCTATGATCGGCGGTTCGCGGCCGCACCTGATCAGCTTCTCGGAACGGCGCGCTACTGGCGTGCAATCGTTGACAACCCATCGGCTGTCGATCTCAAGGGCGCGACCGTCGATCTGTCTCAAGTCGAGATGTATCTGGAGGCCGGATATAGCAGCGGTGCGGCAGTCGGCCAGCTCTCGATCCACCGCCTGACCGCGACGATCCAAGACGAGTATATCGTGGTGCTGACTGCCGGGTGCTGCGATGTGTTTCGGGGCACCGACGGGGCATGGGTTGCCAGTGCCGCGATCCCGCACACCGACGCAGAGGTGGCCGAGGTCAAGAGCGCGCCGAACCTGGATACGCTGATACTCTACCAGAACGATCAACCGCCGTGGGTAGTGCAGCGCCTCGACAGCGACACTGACTGGCGATCTAATGCGCTGGTATTCGACACCATCACCGAATTCTCCTTCGACAGCGGCAACGTCGGCGGCGGCGAGAATGAAATCCAGTTCCTGCGCTTTGACGACATATCGAGTGGACACAAGCTCTTGGTCGAATACAACGGTGAGGCCAGCGACGAGATCACATGGACCAACTCAACATCGACCAACACGGCCAACCTGGAGGCGGCAATCGAGGGCCTGACCGATATCACGTCGGTGACGGTGCGTGTGAACGAGGGCTCCGGCGCGAACGCGGAATTTGAGGTCGAGTTTGCGGGCAATGATGGCAAAAAACCTTGGCCGATCTTGGTGATCGACATTCTGACCGGCGACGGCACGGTGGTGCTATCCCGCAAGCAGTTTGGCAAAAAGGACTTTGACGCGCTATGGAGCGCCACGCGCGGCTATCCAAGCTGCGGCAACTTCTACCAGGGTAGGCACTGGATGGGAGGCTTCAAGGCACGCCCCGATATGCTGGTGGGAAGCCGAGCCGGTGCGCTGTTTGACTTCAAAGAGGATGCGGACCCGGTGGCAGCATCGCCTATCGTCGTTGCGCCCAACATTGACGATCAGGTAACGATCCAGAACATCTACCCAGGGCGGCACCTCCAGATTTTTACCAGCTCGGCCGAGCTTTATGTGCCGGACGAGCCGATTACCATCGACAACATTGCGCTCAAGGTGACGAGCCGCCACGGATCGAGCCCAGAGGTCAAGCCGGTGGACGTGCAAGGCGGCACAATGTTCGTGGATCGCAACGGCCGGGCGCTGCGCGAATACCTGTTCACCGACACCGAGCAAAGCTATTCGGCAGAGCCGGTGTCGCTCCTGGCCGGGCATCTTATGTCCTCGCCTCGATCACTGATGCTGCGCCGCGCGCGCGACGTGGACGAGCCCACACTCCTCTTGGCGTCGAACACCGGCACCGACCGCAACGGCGACGAGGTGCCAGCGGCCATGATCGTGATCGACCGCGCCCAGCAGGTGACTGGCTTTTTCCGCGTCAAAACCCAGGGCAAGCCTCTGGAGTTTGCCACGACACAAGGGGGCGAGGCGTTCGCGGTGGTCGAGCGCGACTTGGCTGGGGTGAAGTGGAATTTCATGGAGCAGTTCGATGATGCGTTCATGTCGGATTGCAGCGTTTCGATCTCGGGCTCTGGCTCGACCATAGACGTGTCTGCCTATCCCTGGTTGGAGGGGCAGGAGGTCGAGGTGCATGGCGACGGCTTGCCGCTCGGTGCCTTCATCGTGGCCTCTGGCTCCGTGGACCTGGGAACGGCGACCTATGCCAGCTCGGCCGAGGTGGGTTTGCGCCAGGTGCCGCGCATCGTGCTGCATCCCTACAAGGGCAAGGGCGATCTCTCCCCGACCATGCAGAACATGCGCGTGTTCCGTGCCCTGATCCAGCTCGAACGCACCGGCGCGGTAGCGATCACCGGGCATGACGGGGGCAGACCGCGCCCGGTGTCGCTCCAGAATTACGATACCGGGCTGATGGACCCAACGCTGGAGGAGGTTCTTTTCACAGGGCCAAAGCGCGTTGGCGGTTTAGGCCGCTGGCAGAAGGAGCCGACGGTGGAAATCACCCAGATTGAGCCTATGCCGTTCCTCCTGCGGTCGTTAACTTATGATATCCGATTTTAGGAGGCAGGCATGGCAACAGTTTTCATGGCAATCGGGACGGCTGTATCCAGCGCCGCCGCTTCCGTCGGGACGCTTTTCGCGGGGGCCGGTGGGGCAGGAGCTGCGGCTGGTGCAAGCGCCGCAGCCGCAGGCTCTGGTGTCGTCACGCTATCACAGGTATTGAGCGCGGGCTCCGCTTTGGCGGCAATCGGGCAGGGCGTGGCCGCAAGCCGGGCGGCAAAGGACCAGGCGGCGTTCGCAAGAACGCAGGGGCTCCAAGAGCAAGCCCAAGGCGCGGCTCAGGCGCGTGACCTTGCGCGGGAATACGCCGAGTTGACCGGCGAACAAAAGGTGATCCAGCTCGCCAATGGACTTGATATCGGGATTGGCACGCCGGTGAACGTGGCCGAAAGCACCAAGCGCCTGGCCGAGCGAAACCTGGATGTGACCAGGAGCAACGCTGACAACCGCGCCGCAATGTCCCGCCTTCGCGCGCGGGGCCTCATGTCCGAGGCGCGATCCTCGATGCTGGCGGGCTTTGGCCGCGCGGCTCAGATCGGCGTCGATGCGTATCAACTGACGGGGTAAACCATGCCTTCAATTCGCCGCTACGGCCCCGCCCTCGTTACTCCCCAGGTCTCACCTCGGCCGGAGCTCGGACGCGGGCGTGAGAAAATGTTCGCCGCTTTTCAAGAGACATTCACTGCGGCGCAAAGTTTCATCCGGCCTGCCGTCGTACAGGTCCAGACTGCGCGAGGTGAGCAAGAGGCGGTTGAGACGCTTCAAAATGCTGGCCCTTTTCGGCAGGGGCGCACCAGCGCGCCCGGCGATGCCTCGGCAGCAGAACGAGACGAGGAGGAGCTTGCCAGGATCAATGGCAGCAGCTTCGAGCCGCGCTTGCCCTACACAGTCAGATCGGCAGCTTTCAACGCCTCTGCGGACAGGATTATTTCGGCGCGCGCGACTGAGGCTTTGGAGGCAGGGTTTCAACAGGCTGTCAGGGATGCAAATGGAAACCTAGGCGCGCTTCGACAGAACGTCGATGCGATGCAGGCAGACCTGATAGGCCAAATCCCCGAGAACATGCCCGGAATTGCCACGCAACTGCAAATTGGCGTGGAGCGAGGGCGTGGCGTGGCGGAAAGAGCCGTCATTCGCGCGGCTCAGGCGGCAGCTATCGCGCGCGACCGAGAGGCCGCGAGAACCACCGCCGAAGCAGCAAGATCAGAAGCCGAAAGGCTGGCTATCACCGGCGCGACGGCCGACGAGCTGGCCGAATACATGACCCAAACGGCAGAGGCATTGGTGCGGTTCGGGCCTCGGGATGCGTTTTCAATCAATGGACAGGAATATCCTGCTGACCCGTCGCGCGCGGGCCTGGTTTCGGCTGAAAACATAGAGGCCAACATTCAGGAGATCGCAGACGACGCTCGGCTGATTATGTTTGAAGCCGACTTCATAAATTCGGAAGCACCTGGGCAGTATATGGAGGAGTTCCGGCAACAGGTATTTTCCGGCAATTCGCCTTTTTCTCCATCCGATAGTCTGGGGCTTTTGCGCACGTTCGAGGCGCGCGCGCGCGCGGCAGAGACACGGATCGAAACTGCGGCGGCGGCGGCACGGTCTGGCTTATTGCAAGAAAGCTCGGACACGATCAACAGTTATGTGTCCATGACCGAGGCGGGCGTGCCGGTCGCTATTCCTATGGACGAGCGCCTGGGCATCCTGTCCGATCTGGCGCAATACCCAGAAGATCGGCAGGCTGCTCTAACCGCATTTTCTGTTGCAGATGCAATGGTAGAAACGAGCGGCATGAGCGGGCCTGAATTGATCGAGTATGTTGGCAGCGTTCGCTCCGGCATGGCGTCAGCAGCGGCTGATGGCATCCTCGACCTGGAGGGGGCGGCAATTATCGAGCAACTGTCGGGCCGCGTCACGCAAGTGCAGGATGCAATCACGGCTGAATTGGTCGGGCTCCCCCTGGTTGAGCAACTCACATCTCGCGGTGGCCTTGCAGAAGATGTGGACTATGATGCGTTGCGCGAACGGGCATCCGGGAACCAAGACGTTCTCGACCAGATTACGGAGATGGAGGCTTTCCACCGCGACGCGCAAGAAATGTCCAATATGAGCGCCACAGAGCGCGAGGCGTTGCTGGAACGCGGTCGCCAGCTTCTGCGAGGGCAAGCTGCCGTAGGCGAAACTTACGGCGCTGGCCAGGTTATGACCGGCCGCATTATGGACCGGCTGGAGGAGTGGTCGAATAGACAGCAGGAAATGGCGGCAAGCGACCCGGTAGCCTTTGCATCGTCACGAGGCATTTCTTTGCCGGGGTTCGACGCTGCCGAAACTATGGCCGACGTTGCTGGGGTGATTGCGGAACGGATTAGCTTGGTGGCCCCGGCGGCTCTGCGCGAAGGCGCTGCAAACGTAGTGCCGCTCACCCAAGCCGAGCTGGATCAGATTTCCGAGGTGTTTCAGAACAGCTCGCGCGGGCAGCGGATGGCGTTCGTCGGCGCAGTGGCCGAAATGGGCGAGGATCAGGCGATGGCGGTGTTCTCGCGGATCGGTCAGGCCGAGCCGGTGATCTACGCCGCCGGAGCGGTCTATTCAATGGGAAACCAACAGGCGGCGAGCGTGATCTTGCGCGGTGCCGTGGATACGCGCCTGGACGGCGGCAGCTCCACCGACCTGGCAATGGCGCGCGAGGTGGCCTTGGGGCCGCTCCTGGAGGCCGACATGATCGCGCCCGAGGGCATCCGCGACCTGGACACCACGGCGCTGGCCTACGCGCGCGGCCTTGCAATGGCCGAGGGTGGCCGGGCAATCGAGACGGTCGACCTAGAGACGGGCTATCGCATGGCGCTGGGCGAGCAAGCCGACGGCACCGGCGGTATGGCGGAAACCAGGTATGGAACCACGCTCCTGCCTCCTGCCTGGGATCGTCGCCGCATCAACCGGGCAATCGGCAGACTGACCGTCGAGACGCTGACGCAGCTTGCGCGCGGTCTAGTGCTGGATCGCTCCGGGCGTCCGTTTTCGGCCCGCTCTTTGGAGCGATCCATCGAAGGACTGCGGCCGTCGCCGGATGATCCCTATGTCCTGGTGCCAACCGACGCCGAGGGCAATGTGTTCCTTACCGACGACGGAGACCAGCGCGGCGTCCTGATCTTCGATCTGCGGGAGTTAGACTGATGGCAAGACTGGTTCAGCTCCAGCCGATTGATCCGCGCGCTACGGCAGGTGAGCGCGCTACCTTTGGCGATGCGGTGTCGAGCGGCTTTACCAGCTCCTTCACGATGGGCTCCATTGCCGAGAACCGGCGAAACGCCGAGGTCTATGGCGGCTGGCGTCAAGTGTTTGATCGCACAGTGCAAGGCTATATTGAGCTACCGCCCGATCTCGGCCGTGCTGTAGCCGAGCAAGGCTTCGCCCCTGACGAGGAGACACTCGGACAGCTCATGGAATGGGCGCAAGAGGCATCGACGCAATACGACTTCGAGATCACGCCGGACATGGACCCTGCGGCCGTCATGCAGCGGCGCGAGGAGATTTACGCGCGGGATGCGGAGATCGTGGAGCGCGAGCAAGAGGTCTTGAGCCGGGCCAGCCCGTTTTCGCGCAATGTCGGTGGGCTGATCGGCGGCGTCGGTGCTGAGTTCCTGGACCCGATCAACATCGCCACGCTTCCGGCCGGCGCGACCGCCCGCGTCGGGCTTCTCGGCACGGTGCTGATCGAGGCAGGGATCAACGCTGCAATCGAGGCGGTAGATACGCCGAACCGCAACGCCATTGCCGAGAGGCTGGGTCAGGAGGGTAATTCCGTCCTGGAGAACGCCGCTCTCGGCGCGCTGTTCGGCGGTGCTTTCGCCGGTGTCATCAAGGGCGCTGGACTAGGCGTGCGACAACTCGGCAGGATCGGCCGCCTCATTCCAGACAGACGCGCGCTGATCGACGTGGCCGAGGCGACGGGCGATCCAGAGGCACAGCTCATTGCACAGCAGCTCAGGCGCGATCTGGAGGACGAGGAGGCGGCAACAAGCGGCAATGATGGGTCAGAGGCGCGGGAACACCTTGACCGCGCCCAGGAGGCCGCACAGACGGCGCACGAGGGTGGCGTGCCAGACATGCCAGATCGACCGACCTTTGCCCAGCCGCGTGGTTCCATCATCAATGGCGAGATTGAGGAGGTAAACCCGCGCGATCTCTTGGTGCATCCGGACGTGTTTCAGTTCCGCTCGAACGTCGTGGCCGAGGGCGGGCAAACCCAGCGACTTCTAGATGTGACAGAATGGTATCCAGAACGTGCCGGGATTGTGGTCGTTTACGAATACACGGACGGATCGCGGGCTATCGCGGACGGGCACCAGCGCACCGGCCTTGCGACCCGCATCATGGATCAAACGGGGCAAGAGATCACAATGGCCGCACGGGTGTTCCGCGAGGCCGATGGATTTTCGCCGGAGGATATCCGCGTGCTGGCGGCGCTCAAGAACATCGCTGAGGCCAGCGACGGCATGTCAACGGCGATGGCACGAGACGCGGCTCGTGTGCTGCGCGTGCGGCCGGATGCGATCACGCAACTGCCAGCCGGCCCAGGTATCGCGCGAGCGCAATCACTGGCACGGCTGTCTGACGAGGCGTTCGATATGTTCATCAATCAGGTGGTGCCAGAGCGTTTCGCGGAGCTTGTGGGCAGGATGGTGGATAACCCTGACATGCACGCGGCGATGGTTCAGCTTCTCAAGCGCGCCGGGCCCGACACCACGGCCCAAGCTGAAAGCATTTTGTCACAAGCCCTACAAGCGCCCGTGTCGCGCGAGGTCACAGCCGATCTGTTCGGTGAACAAGAGATTGTGGAAAGTCTATATCTGGAGCGCGCAAAGGTGCTGGAGCGCGCTATGCGGATCATGCGCGATGATCGCAGCGTGTTCCGCACCTTGGACGAGCGCGCGGATCGCATCCAGGGAACCGGCGGGAACCGCCTGGACACGGCCACGAACAAGCAGACCAGGCAGCAAGTGGAACAAGCCCTGGCAGCGGTGCAGAAGCTGGCGCACCGGGCCGGGCCGATATCGGAGGCGTTGAACGATGGCGCGAAAGTCTACAAGGAAAACGGTCGTCTCAAAGACGCGGCACAGCGGGTTGCAGATGCTGTCCGACAAGAGGTTGAGCGAAATGGCCTCTCTGGGGCAAGAGCTGGCGATGTTGGACGTGATGCAGAACCTGCGCGTGCGAGCGCAGCGGCACCTGATCCCGCCCTCGAAGGCTTCTCGGACCCGGTAAACGGGGCAGGCATCCGCGCACAGATCGCAAACACCAGGATTGAACCAGCGGCCGAGCCTAAGATCGAGCGCCTGCCCGACCTGGACCCTGCCGAGGCGGCGCAGCTCGAAGCCGGATTGAAAGCCGCCCAGGCGATCCGCGACGTGGACGATCTCATGGAGCGCGGCGCGCGCAACCATGTGGAGCTGACGCGCGAGATCGAGGTAGCGGCGCGGGATGCTGGCGTGACGGCCAGGGCGATACCGCTCAAGGGGCGAGAGCGCACCGAGCAAAAGGTGCGGGACAAGTATGCGGGCGACGTGAACCGCGTCACCGACGTGGCGCGCGGTGGTGTCGATGCACCGACGCCGGAAGCGGCCGAGGAGTTCGTGGCGATCCTGGCGCGCCGGTATCGGGTTCTCGATGAAGGCTGGAACGTGGTCGAGGGCGGATACTTCGACCGCAAGCTGACGGTGGTTTTCGATGATGGGCAGCTCGGGGAAGTTCAGCTCTGGGTGCCCGGCATGTTCGAGGTCAAGGAAGCTCGGGGGCACAAGCTCTATGAAGTCTACCGCGACCTGTCACGGTCGGAGAATGAACGGATGCAGGCGCTGGCCGACATGGAAGCGCTCTATGCGGGCGTGATGGACAAGCTGCCGCCGCAATGGCGCTCTATCTTGGGTCAGGAAACGCCGGGCATGGAAGCGCCCAGCCGAGCCACGACGGAGACGAACACCTCCTCGGACACCTCGGGCGAGCCTTCATCGGCAAGAACCTCGGACGGCGATACGTCGGACCAAGTGCCGTCGGAGCCAAGCAGCAACATCGAGCCTGGCTCCGGCTCCAGCGCTGGGATGGAGCGGTCTACTAGAAAAAATCTCATGGGGGATACCTCCTCTTCCGATGTAAGTAACAATGGTCGGGCTGTCAACACGGAGCGCACCAGCGCTGGCGAGCAAAGCCTGTTCGACGAGATCGAGCCTATCACGGAACGCACCAGGCTTGACCAGCGGGCATCGCAGCCGCTCGGCCGGGGTGGTGGCGCGGCTGATGATACAGAGATCGGCGGGCTGTTCGACCCAAACGATCCCGGCCGGCTCGACCTGTTCGACGCGGTGCCGGTGGACCGTAGGTTCGACGATGAAGGCAACGAGATTGCCGTGGTGAAATCTCGCGCCGATCTTGCGGCCGAGCTGGATGCTGACGACGAGGCGGTGGCCGTCCTCGACCTCTGCGTGAAAGGGTAAGACATGAGCCTTAGAGATTGCCTCAATCGGGCGGTAGCCGGTGGCGATATGGACCGCGAGCGCGCGCAGCGTATCCTTCGGGAATACGACAACGCCTTCCGCGAGTTCCAGCGCAGCATGGGCTACACCCAGGCCGATATCGAGGCCGCGCGCGCCGTCGCCAGGAAAGCTCGGGCCGAGGCTGCGGACAAGCGCCGAGTGATGCAGCTCCAGGCGGCGGCAAGCCAGCGGCTTGCAGCACGCCAGCAAAGGCACAGGAACATTCGCGGCGACCTATCGCCAGGTGTGTTTCTGTCAGACGTAGTTCACAACTCACGGGGCGCTGGGGGCGAAACATTGGTCGGTACTTATGAAGCAATCAGGCGAAGTTATCGCCGCCGCCTTACAATGATGATGCAATCCTTCAAGGCAAACCTTTGGGGTTCCCGTCGCCGCAAGGATGTTATGCACAGCATGGGGCGGGCGATGTATGGTGAAAGCGTTTCAGACCCAAGGGCAGCGGAGATGGCAAAAGCGCTTGCTGACGTGGCAGATAGCGCGCGCCTGCGGTTTAATGCGGCTGGTGGAAGGATCGGCAAACGCGAGACGTGGGGCCTTCCGCAACGGAATGACACCGAGAGGGTGAGGAAAGCGACCTATGAAGATTGGCGGGCTGTTCGGCTTTATCGGAACGGCCGAGACGCAAGAGATGGATACGCGCTTGATTTGGAGGCGATGGGGCAGGACTTCAACAATGGCCGCGCCTTCACCGAAGATACATTAGAGGTGCATCTTCACGATGCCTATTTGGCAATTCGATCAGATGGATATTCCCGCCGTGAGGCGTCCGCATCTCCCGGAGGGAGGGCAATTTACAACCGGCGCACAGAACGCCGGTTCTTCCAGCCAAAAACCTATGACGACTGGCGGGCGTATAATGATCGGTTTGGAACGGGTCAGGACGTGTTCCGCACTATGCTTGCCCACCTTGACGACATGGCAATGGACACGGCTTTGATGGAGGTGTTTGGGCCGAATTACTTGGCCCAATTCCGACTTCTAGGAGATAGCGCGCGGATGCTGGCCGCGCGCAGCCAAGACCCTAGTGCGCTCACAAAGGCGAAGGCAGACGTTAATTCGGCCAATGTTGTTTTGGATACCGCGCTCGGGCACCACAATGCAGCCGTTGGAACGTGGCAATCGAAAATGGCGCGGGGCGCAGCAGCTTTGCGAAACTACCTGACGAGCGCGCACCTTGGCGCTGCTATTTGGTCATCTGTAACAGACTTCAATTATCAGCGGGTGCAGGCGTCATTGGGCGGCTTCTCGCAGACGCAATCGGCCAAGTACCTCGCCAGATTGGTGCGAGATAAAGGGCTGCGCGAGGTCGCGCATGAGGCTGGTCTTATCTTCGAAAATGCGGTGGACGTGGGCAATGCTGTTGCGCGCTATGAGATGGACGATCTCCATGTTGAGGTCGCGGCACGCATGGCGGACGCTACTCTGCGTGCATCTGGCCTGGCCCCCATCACAGAAATGCAAAAGCAGGCACATGGCCTTGTAATTATGAATGGCGTTGCAAAAGATCAGCGTGTTCCCTGGTCCGATCTCAGCGAGGTGTCGCGGCGCTTTTGGCGCGGCTACGGTATTACCGAGCAACGCTGGCCTTCGATACTTCGAGCCGAGCCGTTTACTGACGAGAAGGGTTTGACGATTGTTCGCCCGCAAGACATCGAGATCGCGGGCGACCAAGAGACGGCAGATTTATATATGGCCGCAATCGTCAATTCTACAATTCACGCAGTTCCACAGCAGGACGTTAGGTCGCGCTCGATTGTTGAGGGGGCACTTCCGTCAGATACGATTTATGGCCAAACAATCAGGTTCATGCTTCAATTCAAAAGCTTTCCGATTAAGGTAATGATCGACATTGTTTCTCAGGTGGCGCGCGAGGCGAACGCTGGCCGTCCAGGAAGCGCTTTTTCGTTTGCAGCCAACCTTCTGATCGTCAATTCAATTCTCGGCGGCATCGCTGTCCAGCTCAAGACAATGGATGATGGACGCGATCCGATTGACATGACCACTCCTAAATTCTGGGCGGCCGCGATTGCCCAGGGCGGCGGCGCTGGCATCTTCGGAGACTTCTTTTTTTCCGACGTAAACCGCTTTGGCGGGGGCGTGGCTGAAACGCTGGCCGGTCCTGGCGTTGGCTTTCTGGACGACACGCTGCGCTTCTCGGTAGGCAACGCGCGCGAGCTGGTGCTGGGCGAGGACACGCGGGCCGGGCGCGAGTTCGTGCAGCTCCTGCGGAATTATACGCCAGGCGGCTCGCTTTGGTATCTGCGGCTGGCCTACGAGCGCGAGGTTCTGGATCAGCTCCAGCAGGTTCTCGACCCAGATGCAGCGCAGTCGTTCCGTCGCCGCGTTCAGGGCGCGCGTGAGTATGACACTCAGTTCTTCGCACCGCCTGGTTCATCTGTTATACAGGGGCGAGGCTCGCTGCGGTCGCCAGATATTGCAAACGCTTTCGGAGGGTAAAAGATGGCGGTTTCGGAAAACGATCTTCTTGTGGGGCCAGTCATTCCAGCAGTAGGCGTGGCGACGATCTCGCTCGATTTCTACTTCGAGAACGAGGACTGGCTGGAGGTTTACAAGACCGGCTCAGAAACGCCGCTTGTTCTTGATACTGATTACACCGTGGCGGGCGAGGGCACTGCCTCCGGCGTGGTGACGCTGACGACGCCAGCCAACGGCGTTGACGCCTATTATGTCCTTCTTATGGTTCCTGCCGAAAGGTCATCTGATTTCGCCCTGCGCGGCGACTTCAAGAGCGGCCCGGTAAACGCCGAATTAGATAGGGTCTGGCAACGGCTGCAACGGCACTGGACGGAGTTCAACAGCGCCCTGCGGCTTTCCCCGGCAGACCGGACAGCTTCGCCGATTTACATGGATACACCAGAGGTAGGGCGTGTTCTGGTTGGCACTGCGGGCGGCGTTGAAAACGGGCCTACGGCTGATGAAGTCGCGGCCGCTGAGGGATATTCTGTAGCTGCCGCAACATCTGCCGCGCAGGCCGCGCTGTTTGATGGCCCGCGTTTTGACAACATCACCGATTTCGGTTCGGACACATTCCTGACCTATACCGCCGGTCAAGACGGAACGGTCGCAGCCGGAACGATCATTCGGGCGTCCGGGCAGTTCGTGGAGATCGCATCGGTTGGTGCGTCTGACCAACACGGCACCACGGCGGGCGGCGTCAAGTGGTATGAAGCCGGGCCGAATTTCAGCACACGCGCCCGCATGGTTGCGGCCAAGGCGCGGATGGACGCAGCTGGCGAGACCGTAGCAGATGGAGTAATATGGACGGCTACGGGCTTCCGATATAGAGCATCCGCTGGGGCAACGACGATCAGCGACATGGCTGGCTGGCTGGCGGTGGCACCGGTCTATCTTGAACACTACGGCGTTGTAACATCGGCCTCTGCGGCTGGGGCGTCTACGGATTACTCCACTGAATTGCAAGCCGCGTTGGATGCCACGTCCGGCGATCTGCATTGCACGGGATGGGCATATACTTCGAGTGGTCTTTCGTGGCCAGATTATTGCGGCTTTAAGATCGTAGGGGATATAGAGTCGGGTGGCATCGTTACTGACAGCGCAATCGGCACAGCAACCAACCTCGTGGATTTCGGAACCGGTCTTGGTCCGTCGATTGATAGTCTGCACCTGTGGTTCAGGCAAGCAGCCGGTATCACCCTGCGGGCGCAATTGTATGACCATCTACCGCTGGTATCCTTCGATGACGCATCGCGCGGCAACATTCGCCACCTGCGCATAAGCCAGGCATCAAAAGGTATCACGGCTCAAGATGGCGTTGGTGGCTCAAATCCCGGCGGCTGGAAAATCCAAGTTGCAGAAATAGGAGCGTTTGAATCGCCGTTTGTGACGGATGGCGGGCTGGACTTCATCAAGATCGACAATGTTCACGTCTGGCCGTTTGGGATTTCATCTGACGCTGATCTTATGGGGATTTGGTCTGACGGCGCAGCGACTGGCAGCCAGATTATTTCCGCCGATGGCTTGATGATCGACACATTTGCTTCGTTTCAAATGCCATTGGAAGTTGGCGAAGCAGCAAGCGCTACTATCTTGCCGTTTATTCTTGGACTGCAACTTGACGGTGACGCATCACGGCTGATCTTCAAGGGTGGGCGAAGTGTTATCAGCGCACTTTATTCCACAAAGACCACCCCATCAGCCACGACAATCGTTGTGGAGGGAGGGACGCACCATCTGAATATGCCGCACCTTATCGGTGGTGAAGACAACATGACCGAAGTTCAGAGCGGGGCAGAACTCAACGTAAATGGCGGGTACTTGCGCCAGCATCTGAGTGCCAATAAGCGCGGGGGCGTGGTTAAGTCTGGCGGCGTCTTGCGTTTCAAGGGAACGCATTTCGATTTCCCTACCGGCGCGGGCACCGTGCCATTTATCGAACAGGAATCCGGCGGCATTCTGGTGGTTGATGGCTGCACGGCACCGCCATCGAATGCAACGGCGCGCTCCGAGGTTGTTAAATACAACAGCGACGTGCAGGGCAATTATCTGGATGGCGAGAGCCTGTATCCGCACGGCTGCACGTTCACGGCAAACTGGACAACCGGATACTATCGCGCCGGGCGGGTGGTTGCGCCACTCGAGCGCATTGCAACGCTCACGCCTTCCTCTACCGTTAGCACCGAACAAACCTGGGGCAGTGGATATTCGCGGGTAAGGCTGGATTTGAACGAGGTGGCCCCGGCGACAGACGGCGCAGCACTTCGCTTCCGCTTGCGACAGGGCGGCACATACAATACATCTGGTTATTCGTGGTCAGTTTTCGGGGTAAGCTCCGGCGCGATTAGCGTTTCTGACAGCACGGGCGATGTTTCGGGCCTGTTGCACCCGCTGGCCATCACCATCGGCAATGTCGCAACGAATGAGCGCGGCGTGTCGGGCTGGATTGAAATCATCAATCCAGGCGATAGCGGATTTACCAACTACTTTGGACAAGTCAGGTATTATGACGCATCCGACGCGCCCAAGAGCTTTTCGATCAGCGGGACACTGAAAGTTGCCGGGGCCGTTGATGGCGCGCAATTATTTTTCGGTGTTGGCAATATCGCCTCCGGCGAAATCATCATTGCAGGCTATAGGGAGTAAGTGCATGACGTATTGTCCCGCCCATCAACCCGGCAGAGCGGGGGCGTCATGATACCTCTTCGCAAAACCGCCGAAATCATCATGGCGCTATATGTCATCGGGTTCAGCGGGTTTGTTGCGGCGAGTCATGCGCGAGGGGTCAACGCTCTTGAGTGGACAGGAATGACGCACTTGGAGGCTTTGCAATTCGCATGGTTATGCCTTGGTGCGTCTGCCATTCATGCGTTCGGCATTTGGTTGAATGGGTCTTTCCGATGGTCCCCTTTCATTCGGGCGGCGGCACTCATTGCACTATCCCTGGCGTTCTTAGATCTGGCTTGGGCCGGTGCTGGGAACACCGCGAGTTACACCTATCTGTGGGTGTTTTTCGGCTTCTTTCTGGCGCTGAGAACAACGGTGCGCGATTGCATTCTTGCGTGGCGGGGGCGCTATGGAACAACTCATTAATGAATTCGCCGGGTATGGCCCTATCGGTCTAGTCGTGGCTCTCATTATTTTCATGATGCGCGGCGAGATCATTGCGACCCTACGCGGTGGAACGACGGAAACAGGCCGCTTGATTGTCGCAATCGACAATAACACGGCTGAGATGTCAAAGATGGTTTCTGCCATTGGCGAACAGACTAAGCAGTTTGAGAATAACAACCAGTATTTTCAACAGGCCGTCTCCGGCATCCACGATGTCGTTGAGGCGACCGGAAAGACAAGCACTGAAATAAACAATCTTAGAATGGATTTGGCCAAGAGAGGTGTTTCGTGATGGATAAGCAAGCGTTCTACACAAGCCTGCGCCGCCGCAACAGCGGTGTTTTCGGCACAAGCCTGTCGCAGAAGCAAGTCGAGGGCATGGAGGCGATCCTTGATGAAGGCGCGCACCTGCCGTTGTCTCATTTGGCCTATGCCCTTGCCACGACATACGGCGAGACCGGCGGACGGATGCAGCCGATTTCCGAAAACATGAATTACACTAGCGCGCGGCGGATCGAACAGGTGTTCTCCAATTCCCGCCGTAAAGGCATCCCGGGTGACCAGATGGTGCGGAACCCAGAAAAACTGGCAAACACGGTCTATGGCGGCATTCTTGGCAACGGCACCGATAACGGCGATGGCTGGCGGTTCCGTGGACGGGGGTTTGTTCAGAACACCGGGCGGCTTAATTATGAGAAGGTCCGCGCCTTGACCGGTGTCGATGTGGTCAGCACCCCAGATCTGGCGCTGCGCATTGATGTTGCAGCCAAGGCGCTCATTGCCGGTATCGAACACGGCATATACACGGGCAAAAAGGCCAGCGACTACCTGCCGGGAGATTACCGCAACGCGCGGCGGATCATCAACGGCACATTCGAGGCTGACAAATATGCTGGCTACGCGCGGGCATTCGATGCAGCCCTGACTGAGGCTGGATATCAGGCGCAGCAAGTCGTGCCAACTTCCCCACCAGCTATGCCGGAAATATACCCAGAACCTGCCCCAACGCGGCCCACACAGCCCATTGATGATGCTTCACGGGCCTCTACCAAAAAAAAGCCAGCAACCGGACTGCTGGCGTCGCTCTTGCGCCTGTTTGGCAGCCTGAAAGGATAACCCATGAACTTCCGGTACTTTCGCCCAACTTCGCTGACGTGGTGGGCCGGTCTGCTGTCCATCGCCCTTGGCGGCATGGTTATGGCCGGCGCGGGCGCGTGGGCGTCCGAGCTTGGCCGCGTTGTCACGATCCTGGCTGGCGGTCAGGATGCCAGCCCCGCAGCGCTTATTGTTCTCGGCGCTGGCCTGATCGGCATTCGTGACAAGCTGCAACGCACACTCACGGGTGGTGACAATGCTTGATTTGCTGTTCGGAATATGGCCGCAAGTCCTTGCCGGTCTAGGTGCGCTGGTTGGTGTTGCCGTGGCCTATTTCAAGGTGCGCAAGAGCGGTGTCGATGCAGAGCGCCGCAAAGCAACGGAGAAAGACTATGAACGTGCAAACGAAATTCGTGATCGGGTCGAGTTTGATCTTGCTGACCGCGTGCGCGAATACGACGGGCGTGGCTACCGCGACAGAGAATGAAGTCTGCCGTTCATGGGGCGCGTCGTTAGCAACAAGGTCGGTAGACGACACTCCGCAGACGCAGGCAGAAATCCAGAACTCCTACGCTGTTTTCTCACTGGCCTGCCCCGAATGGGTTGACCTGATACCGGAGTAAAGCCATGCGGGCATTTGTTTCTGACATATCCCGCTTCCTTCACGACGCGCTTTTCCCCGGCCCATCGCAAAGCCTTTGCGCCAGAGCGTGGCAGCATCGAAATGAGTCTGGTTTTTGGGCGGCATGGGTCCGCATCTTTGGCAGGCATCACTGCGAACGGTCTTTCAGATACCACAGGAGGCATAGAAATGGTTGAGACATTCCAGATTCTGCTGACTATCTGTTCCATGACGATGTTCGGGCCAGAATGTGAAGAGCGGAATATTATGGCCCGCAACTGGCCGCTGGCGATATGCAATCAGCAGCGCCGCAGGTTGGAGCGAACAGTTTCTAGGATTCTGCCGGACGACGATAAAGAGTTTTTCGAGATAGGCGCGATCTGCGTTGCGGGGCAAGGCGTATGATCCGCGCCGGGCGGCTCCCGGCTTTTGAAGAAAAGGCCCGTGTAGACTAGGCGTTCTGCGCCGCTTCAATCATCTGCCCTGATGATCAAACTCACCCGTCAGCTTCGGCTGGCGGGCTTTTTTCGTTGTTTGCCAAACAGCTTTCCATACCGCATGGCGAATAGATAATGATCCGCACGGAAGGATTTTCGTCATATCAGTCATTGTTCTTCATCACACACAGGATAGCCGAACTGCGCCATTTCAGATCCGCGTAGGTTTGTGAACAGGGTAGTGATCCGCCCGCTTTCGATACCGTCGAGAAACCAACTGGCAAGCGCTGGGTTGTAAGTCTCCGCTATATTGGCATTTGCAATATCGCCAGCCGATCCGGTTAGAGGGATCGGTATCACAGTAAGGATACTGACACCAGCAACGGCGCGGTGAAACCCGAAGATGGTGCTGGCCTCTGCACACGACCCCGGTACGTTCTCGACGAGGAACAGGGCGAATGTTCCGGCACTGGTAAACCGGCCCGACAGGCGCACAGGGCGTCCCTCGCTGAATGCCCGAGCCATCATGCGGTTGACATATTCTCGGCCCTGAGCGATGCCCCCGCCGCCCCTGCCGTCGATGATGATGGGCGGTGCAGATTGGTCAATGGTGCCACTGAACTGTGGCGGCGCAGAGCCTTCCGGCGCAACTGCGCAAGCAGATAGCAGCGCGATAAATGCGAGGGCAACGATAGCTTTACAGGACATAATTACCTCCAATAATAAGGGGCCTATATACTTAACTAGCCGCTATGAGAATAGCGCATTCTCAGGTGGTTCGATGCTATCCCACCGCTCAGCGATTGTGGCGCATGCGGCCTCAATATTTTGGAATCGACGGGTTGCATCTGTAGGTGCCGGGATAAATTTCCCGGTTACGCAATCAAGCGTTAGGCACAGTTTTTCCTCTGGTGCGGTGTCATCTTGAACGTCAATCATTTTGCGACAACCGAAGAGAACAGACGATTGATACGCGCCCACTTCTTCGTCTAGTGGTTTGTTCTTAGCGTAGCGGATCGTCCCTAAACCAGTGCGCAGCCTATTATTTCGCATCACTCGCTGCACCCCAAAGCGGATATCCGGGTTAACATCCACGCCATTAATGTTGGCCTTGAAATTAGCGGAAACGTTTGTAATTTCAGCGGTCTTTGGAAAGGTATCCATGCTGAAGGCCTCGCCATAAGCGATCAAAAAGTCACCGTTAATGTCGAGCGTGTCGCGTTCAAATTCGCCGTCAGACATCATCTCGTGTAGCCGATGCCCCTCATCGTGCAGAGCCTGGGGAGCGATGCCCCCCGACAGAAGCGAGTTTGTTATAAAGGTTTTCGCGCGGTCGTGCTGGATTGATCTGGCGATTTTGCGATATTTGCAGTCGCGGATGATGGTGCGCCGTTTGATTTCAGATGCGACCATATAGTCACTCAGGTAACGCCCATTGACCTTGGGTGTCTTGACCAGTCTGTGTGTGGGTTTATCACTCATTCAAAAAACCTTTCGAGAGGCAGGCATGGCAGATCTCTATCTTACAGGCACAACAGCAGATGGGAAGCGCCTGATGATTGCGCCCATCACGTCTTCCAAACTCGCCAGATGCCCAGAACCCCCATCCGATACGAGCGGCTACTTTCTCATGGAAGAGCAAGGGAGCGATGCAAATTGCATCGTGAATATTCTCGCGCGAATCTCTGACTCCGAGGCCGCGTTCCGTCTTGGTCGCTTGTTCTGTATGTCCTAACCCTCGATCAACTTTTGGTCGAACATTGCGGCAATTTGCTCCGCTTCTAGTTTGCCGCCCTTGAGAACGTTCGCCTTCCCTAGGATGTAGCGTGGGAACTTCGTCGGGAGGTATTCGTTTCTGAACCATCGACGAAAAAGGGGTAGCGCCGCATCCGGGTAAGCCCACGGAGATTGCGGGTTGCTGGCAGATTGCGGGTAATACGAGGGGTAGTTATGCTCATACTTGATGCGGGCCCCATATTCGTCCTCCAGACTATTAGCGGTCCAGAACTTACCCCAAGCCATGCCAACGCTGATGTCCGGCAAAGTTTTGTCGTTGACTGTGAGGTCAGCATTGATGAGGTCAACCGCTAAGCCCGTGGTTTCGGAAAACAGTATAAAGTATTCGGGTGGGGCGCTATCCTTGAGTATGGATACCCTGTCGTTGAAGTAACGCCACTTGTCCTCTGGTGTATATTCCAGTGCTTCATAGATGAATTTTTGAAGGCCGAACCGTGCGAGGTTCCTGTAGTTGGTAACGGCTTCGCCGTGCGGGCTGTTTGCCTCGAACGCGAAATACTCAAGAACGGCCATGCAAACGATATCAGGATAGGCGTAGTGCGTTGAGCCGTCCTTCTGCAATTCCATGTAGAGCGTAGGTTCAAGATATTGGTTCTTGAAGAGGTATTCTTTCAGAAAGGCATTTCGCCCCTTACCTATCACCTCGTTGTTATATCTTTCTTCCCACTCCTTTGTGATTTCAAATATCGTCTTTCGAGAAGCGCCCGTTATGCGGGCAAGGCCCATTTGGGTCAGATAGGGCAACCCGTTCTCAAGAACTCCCATCTCGATTCCGTTTACTCGGCGCTCCACTTGAATACCAAGGTCCAACGGGATTTGCCGAGGGGGTGCGGGGTAGTCAGGTGAAACAGGCCCTAAGTATTTGAAATTATTACCATCCTTGGGTGCGGGCTTGACTATCTTGTCAACCACATCATCAAACGACCCATCCGTAATCGGTTCGATTTTTTCTGGCTTCCTAACCATTGATAAGTTCCTTATAGGTCAGACGCTTCTCGACCATCCGGTCAATCGTCATGTTGATGAAGTTCATGGTGCCAACCTTGGCAGTGTTATGGCGGAACGAGAACTCGTTAACATAGCGGTGCAAGTGCTTGGTACTCATGTAGTGGTAGATACCGTAGTGGCCGCGCTTCAAGAGCACCCACGCCAACATGCCGTAGAGAGCAAGCCGCAGGGACAGAATGCCAGTGCCGGGGCGTGGTTCGCCGGGCAGGTGGTCTGGTTCGTGATGGTGCCGGGTCATTATTCATCCCCTTCCGTTACGTCGATGAAGCCGTAGCAGCCCTCGCCACCGGGGTAATCTGTGAATGTTTGGTATTTCGGGCGTCCTGGGTCTAAGAAGCGCGCGCACTTACGTGATAGCGGGCATTCCTCACGAAGGCAGCGGGAATAGTCGAAGGGTAGTTTCATCACCAAAAATCCTCACTAAATGCGTCCCGTCCATGGGGGTTGTCCCGAACGATTGGCTGCTTGGCTATGTGCGCGATCTGCTTGGCCTGAACCCTGTTTACGAACCGGCCATCAGAGGTAAGAAACCCTTGGCACCCTGCGGATAGCCAAATGTCTGGAACAAGACCCTCCATACAATGAAGAACTTGACCGTGGCGCGCTGGCCTCGGAAGACTAAACGTCAGACCCTTGACCTGCACGGCAGCCGCGACGATGGTTTCTTTGTTATTGCTCATGGCGTTAGTCCTTTTTGCAGGCACAGTAATGCGCTATTGGCCGCAACTGGTCTATCCAAGGTTCGCACCGCACCCATGCGGCTTCTGTAGCCTCAGCATACCATGCCCTTATTGCCTTGCGCAGCCGGTCAAAGTCGCGCAGCATTGTTTCCGCTCGGGCGGCGGTAATAAATGGTTCGGCCATATTAGTCCTCCTGCGCAATCAGGGCTTTTAGGATGGCGATCAACCACGCTCGGGCGGGGCTTTCAGCTTCCGCTCGAAAATCATATCCAAGGCGCGGCTGTGTCATGGGGTTCCAAAGCGTCGCTTGCGACCAGTTAAAGCCAGACGCCCGAACCTCCCAACTCCATCCCGGCAAAACCTCCTTGTGCAGCGCTTTGGCGGCGTCTAGGGAACCCTCATACCCAGCAGAAAATAGATCGAACATGGACTCATCGAAGCACCTATCAAAGAGGCCGCAAAATTCCTCTGTGTAGCAGCGCTTTTCTGGGTGGATGCCTACCCCAGCATCAACCATCACCAACAGGTCCGTCAGCGCTTCCTTGCGATCACTCATGGCGATCACCGGACGCGACGGGCGGGTTGTCTTCTACCGGACCAACCCGCCATATTTCCTTAATGCCGACCCGCTCTGCCCTGCGAATGAAGCAGACCGGACAGAGAATGCCGCCGGGATCATCCTTGCAGTCTTCGCCGCCCATGACACGGTTCCAGAGATCATGCGGCGCGAACCACACTGGGTTTTCCCCGCCGCACTCTTGACATCCTGTTTCATCAGGTGGCGTGGGCGTGTTGGTCAGCGCGAGAATGTCTTGGGCTATTTTTACGCCAACATATTCCGCGCCATTTCTCCAATCGCGTTTTTCTTGAGTATCACCCCAGTCACGAGGGCGGGTCCATGCTTGTGTCGCCCCAACTGCCTCTCTCAGCCCCGCCTGCCGTCCTTCTTCGTGGGCTTTGTTAATCAGGTCTACAAGGGATAAGGCCATATTCACTGACGTTTCTGTGGCTTTAAACGCGCACTCTGCTGCGTCCATGGGTTGGCCGCACAGACCGCAAAAAGGATTGTTTAACAGTTCCGGTACTTCACTCATGTCTTGTCCTCACGTGTCGATGTTTCAAAATACTGCGTGGTAGCTATTTTCCCGCAAGCGATGCAACGCCATTGGCCAAACCTGCCGCGCAGTTGAATAACCACATGCAGGCACGCTCCGGTCTTTTCAGTCATTGATTGACCATTTTACGGTGTTGCGCTGCCCCCCGCAGCCTCTCCACCTCGTCCAGCGCGGCGGTGAGGGCGGCGTGAAGGTCGGGCGCAGCGGCGATCAGGCGGGCGTCCAGCGGGTCGCAATCAAACGCGATATAAACAGGTTGAATGCACTGGCCGATGTTAGCGATAAGATTATCGTCATCGTCCCACACAACAACATCTGTTGGGTCAGATATATCCACACACCACGGGCCTTTCGTAAACCCGGTCAGCCGCACCACCAGCGCGCGGGCTTCTTTGGTGTCTATGGTCATTGCATTTTCCTCGTTTCATTCTGCGGGCCAGACGGGGGAGAGACCGCCCGACCCGCCAGCGACCGGGGCCGCTATTTCAAGATCACAGCCAAATGAAGCCCGCGATTACTACCGCCGCCAGCATGAGCAGCGCCCACTGGATCGTGGAGTGGTTATTGCTGTCCTTCACCCGATCTGTGCGCGCCTCTTTTGTGTCCAATCCAAGCCATTTCCAAATTCGCATCCCAGATCTCCTTTCAGTTTGATAAATCCAGCCGCAGCAGGGCAGCTATTCTGGTGCGCCTATAGAGCGCTTCGTCATTTGTGATCGCAGAGCCGCATCGCCCCATGCAGCGGCCGCAGCCTTTGCGACGCCTGGATAGGTCTTGCTGCGAAGCTTGGCGCGGTCTGGACCCGGCGGCATTCGGAACACCTGCTGCCATCTTTTGTATTCATCGCTCCCGCGCGGCGGCGGCGTCAGCTTGTCTGTCGGGGCTAGTTCAGGAAGGCCGATCAGGTAGAAGCCGGTTGCCTTGAACGCCGGATCACCAAACCACCAAGGCTGAACGATCTGCGGCTCTGGCAAGCCATTTATCCGCTCTCTCGCCCACTTATGCATCACCGGGTTCTCCAGCGCGCGCAGAGGTATTGGTGCATGGAGGCAGGCCTCGAACAGATCACATGCGGCCTCAAACTCTTCGATCATGTCTTTCCATGTTCTGCCCTTGGGCAGTTTCTTTGGATGGGTCTTGTTCGGCCCGTAGAGCCAGCGCTGGCCTGCCCGACAGAGGCGGGTGCAAGGCGGGTGCATGACGCAGAGCAGGTGCCACGTCGGATCTTGCATCACGTCGCGGA